ATGTCAGAACTTTTAAAGAAACAGAACTACGGTGTTGAGGTTGAATTTACAGGTATTTCAAGAAAGATGGCCGCTGATGCAGTTGCAGAAATCATCGGAACTACAGCTTCCAGACCAGATCACACTTGTTACCAGACAAGAACCATTCAGGATTCACAGGGAAGAAAATGGAAGGTAATGCGAGACAGCTCAATCCATCCAATTCGTAAAGTTGGAGCTGAGAGCATAGACGAATACAGAGTTGAATTCGTAACACCGATTCTTAAATACGAAGATCTTGATACATTGCAGGCAATCATCCGTAAATTCAGAGAAATCGGCGGAGTTCCTCACAGTTCATGCGGAATCCATATTCATGTAGACGGAGCGAACCATACCGCAACATCTCTTCGCCGTCTGGTAAATTTCATGTATAGCCGGCAGGAAATCATTTACGATGCGCTTGCAGTAGGTGACAGAAAATATCGTTGGTGCCAGCCAGTTTGCAAGAATTTACTTGATACAATGAAAAAAGACAAAAACATCACAACAGATTCCGTTGAGAAAATTTGGTACAGCCCAGCAAACGATGGCTACTGTGGTGGGATCAATCATCAGCATTATAACTCTACAAGATACCACGCATTGAATCTTCATAGCTTCTTCCAGAAAGGCACAGTCGAATTCAGACTTTTTAATAGCACTCTTCATGCAGGAAAAATTAAAGCGTATGTACAGTTTTGTTTAGCACTCTCTGCATGGTCCATCGAATCTGATGACAAAGTCGTATTTAGATCCATGAACGGATACACAGCAAAGAAAAAAGTCACTCTGATGTACAACATCCTTACAAACAGACTTGGACTTTACGGAGACGAGTTCAAAACCTGCAGACTTCACATGATGAAACAGCTTCGCGAAAATGCAAAAGCGGAACAGGTTGCTTAGTTATAAATCAGCTGTCCTACCGGCTTGACGGGGAGAAAGGGAATGTTATGTTATATGTAGCATACGGCAGCAATCTCAATGTACAGCAAATGTCATACCGTTGCCCCAGAGCAACAGTCGCATTTACTGGATATCTGATAAATTGGAAATTGCTTTACAGGGGAAGCCGCACAGGATCTTATGCGACCGTCAAAAGGCAAAAAGGAAGTAGGGTTCCTGTTGCTGTTTGGAATATCGATAATAAAAACGAGAAGGCTCTTGATCTGTATGAGGGCTATCCGAGATTTTATAGAAAGAAAAATGTATTTGTGCAACTAAAAAACGGCACAAGGAAAAAGGCTATGATATATCTGTTGCCTGACTCAGCCACTGTGGGAAAACCATCTAATCGTTATGTTGAAACTGTATTGCAAGGTTACAAAGATATGGGATTTGATACAGATTATTTGTACGATTCGTTAGAATATAATTTAAAAGAAATGAATTAAAGAGGGGGATATAACATTCCCCTCTTTAATAAGATGTAATCGTTGCAGCGGCTACATCTTTTTGTTGGGTTTCAGGGTTCCCTGGCGTGTATGGACAACTGACGTTTCTTTGTTCGGCACCCTAATGATCAATTCGTCTAGTTCACAGTTTAGCGCTTCGCATATTAGATCAAGGTGCTCAAGGTTTACCCTTTCCGTGAGCTCGTGGTACAACTCATTGATAGTGTTAGGACGTATTCCTGTCGCCCTTGCCAGGTCCGCCTGAGTAAGTCTTAATTCCCCAAGCTTTTTCGATAGCAAAATTTTTATCATGCCATTGCTCCTTCCGTTATAAATTACCACTTTATGGTAATACACGACGGAATTTGTTAGATTATATCGTTTTTGGCTATATCCTATCGAAATCTTGATAAGCGAAGCTTGTTCATATTATCATATTCAATGTATAAAAAAATAGCGGTAATATATGGAAGGAACTCCATTTACAGAGTTCCTTTTGATGTGATATATTTTAATGTGTTTTTAGAAGGCACCGCCTGTTAAATCAACTTCTTGAAGTATCCGGCTGGGACGAACTCCCTTACGAATCCTTCTGTCGGATGTGGAATCCGGATAAAATACCACTTTTTACCATTTACGGTTTCGGTGTATTTCATCACATCTACAACCGCATTCTTTTTAATCACTGGGAACATTTTCGCCTGAGTCTTACCAGCTACACTGTAGCATTTGCAGTCCTTTGTAAATCTCGCTACATAGGCTACTACGTTCTGCTTCTTTTCTGTGTCAGAAGCGGAGAAAATATTCCCTCTATACCTGAGTACGCAATTCCAAGGATAGTTCCGATAGCTCCGGATCAGAAACTCCTTACCAGTCTGGTCTCCCGGTTTGCCGCCATGAGCGGTACCTTTCTCGTTGATGCTGGCTTCTACCTCTTTACCATTTCCACAGTACATGGCTACATGATGCGCTTCATTCAGCAGCACATCTCCTCTGAGCAGACCAGATCCGGTTGCTACGTTAACTTTGCTCGTTACTTCTACAAATCCATTTTTCAGGAATACGTTCTTCATATCTCCTGTGTATGTAGCGCCACCAGACTTAACTGGAACTCCGGCGTTCTGCCATGCCTGAATTACAGCGGAGGAACAGTCGTAATCTCCTTTTTCTCCCCAGCGGTAGTCCTGATCGTAGCCATGAGAATCATCTTTCGCCCATGTCTCCATCTGTCTTATTGCTTTTTCTGTCTTAGTCATTGCAATACCTTCTTTCTCTGTGTTATCAGCATATGTGTGAATCATGTTTATGACAGCTTTCTGCCTGTCTGTATAATCCCCTACCTGGTTCGGCGTCGGGTCTGCCGGATCCCGGCACAGTGTTACATAAATCTTGTCTGCAGTATATGGTTCTGGAGTTTTAGACAAGATTCTTTTCAATGCATCAAAGCCACCTTGATGTAGGATATTGATGCATTCCATCATGGCAGAATCTTCCATGGTTCCATATGCTTTTTCAATGATCGGAATATACGCTTGTATCTGGTCTTCCATGTACTGATCCTGGCATTTCTTCCCCAGGTCAGTGCTGATAATGTCTACGATACATTTTCCTTTCGCAGATTCTGCTGTTACGGCGTATGTATCCCAGCTCTTCATCAGCAGGTCTTTTTCCATACCTGCATTATCCATGTCTTTGAATAACTTCGGGTTTGCTCTCTGAATCCGGTATAACAGTTCTTTTGCTTCTCCTGCGTACCACTGGCCCGCACCGATCGTAATAGCTTTTTCATTGCTACAGTTCGCTCCGACCCCAGCAAAGCAGGAATAATCCTGCTTACCATATACCTGATCTCCAGATTCCACTGCGTACAGTATTTTTCTCAATACAGTTATATTTTGCTTATCCATAAGTCCACCTCGCAAAAAGGAGCCTTAAAACAGGCTCCTAACTACTCGTTCTTATTCGGGAGTTTGATCTGTCCAAGTGACTGAATGACTTTATCATATCCAACCATTGCAGACAGCCATGAAAGCAGGATCAGCGCAATAAGGTATACTGCCATCTTGCTGTTGATCTGTGCATCCATCAAAATAATATATCCACTTCCTACAAGCACTGATAAAACTACAGCCACCCCTCCTGCAAGGAAATTTGCCTTGTAGGTTTTTTTTGACTCTTCAAGCAACTTCTTAATACCTTCAGTCACTAAGCCGGTAAAGATTGATACAATCATAAGTAACAGTAAAAAATATTCTAATGTCATAAATTTATCCTCCTCTTCTTATGCAAATACCCAGTCTTCAGCAAGCATATCTGCCTGTGACGCTAGCCATCCCATCTGTACACCAGAAGTTCCGACAAAAGCTACTGCCATGTTGCCGATTGCGTCATGTTCACAGTTCACGATATCTCCGGTAGGCGATTTATAAGAGATTCCGCTTGCAAGCTGAATGTACTGCTTCTTTCCATTCCATCCTTTTCTTGCTACTTTCATGCCTCTTTTCAGGTACTTAATTGCTTCTCCAAAAGAGAATGTTGCTTCTCCGCCAAGAATCGGGCAGTTCCGACTATCCGCATAAACCCACTCATCGGAAAGAATATTCTGAAGCGTATACTCCACATTCTGTGTTTCTCTTATATCCAGACAGTCACCGTCTTTTGTGTACATAAGGATTGTCTGGGATTCTTCATCCCACCACCAATAGCCAGCCCATGACGGGAGTTTTACTGGAATTCCTGATTTCATCTCTTCAAATGCTTCTTTAAATTTCATTTTCTCAATCCTCCTCATTTTCTGCCATATTGGCGTCGTTTTGTTCCTGCTTCTTCCTGTCCTCTTTTTCCCATTTCCGATCCTGCTGTTTGTCTTTGTTTGTCCGGATCCAGCCGCATATGCCACACTCTCCAATGGTTGCTGCCACAACTGCGCAGGCATATGTTTCCGGCATGCTATCACACTGTCTGTACAGTAAGATCATCTGCCAGTTGAACCATATAAAAAAAGCGCCGACAAACATCAGCACCAGGTTCAATGTTCCGACTTTTTTTACAGTCGTAACTATCTTTTTTAATCTTTTTTTCATTTTACCTGCCGCCTCCAGTGTTTACAGAAAAGAATGTTCGTCACTACATTTATCATAAATCTTCCTGATATTCGAAATCGAATGAACTGCTTTTCCATTTGGAAAGTGAGGATGATCGCTACAATAATTTTCATAAGTATCAATATCTTCAATAATCTGGTCAAAATGTTCCTCTGTATGTTTTACATCATGCTTAACCTCATCATTAAATCGAATAATTCTGTAACGTGCATTCTTAGCGTTTCCCTCCTCGATTTTGTCCATGACTTCTTTGTTCAGTACGCGACCAATTGATCGTCCCAATGCTGTCCAAGGATTTACCTTGATTGGCGCTACCTGTACTAATGTAAGAACAACAAAAAGGATTCCCCCACCAGCTTCCAAAATCTCTTTTAACGTCATTTCAATACCTCCGTATTTAATTTCTAAAACTTCTATATTGCTCTTACGGCGGGCTTCTTTGGCTACACATAGTTTTACCTCCATTAAAAAAAGAGCCTGTTGTGGCCCTTTTTACATCATCAATTCTTCATCATCTGCTCCGGCATATTTCCTGCAATGAAACTCCAACATGTCCATATCCTGTTCAATATCTTCCAGAGTCCTCTCACTCTCGCCCTTATTGAAAAGCAGAAGATCATAAATCAATGACCATTGTTTACTTATTATCTGCAGTTTCGTCATTCTTCTTTTGCCAGTTCTCCCATTCCGGAATCTTCCAGGATTTCTTTTACCTTTGCTTTCAGAAGTCTCGGTACCTCTGCATAAGTTTTCTTTCCAAGCATAATCTGCTGTGCCCATAACATTGCAATCATTTCTTTTCCTCCATCATTCTGTAATAATATAATAAGGTTGTTCAACAGTTTCATCATTACTGATATACCAGTTCTGACATCTCAAGAACGCAACTTGTAAGCATTTCGTTCGAAGCCTGCAGTTCCTCTAATTTCTCTTCCAAGCTCTTTTCAACTTCCGGAACATAGGACATATATTTCGCAGGAGATGCCCTTACCGTTTCTTCGTTGATCTTATCTGCAGACTCCCTGAACTGGTGATAATCATATTCATACATCATCTGCTTTGCAGAGTCTTCCATCTGTCCCTGTTCAATTGTCACTTTCTGCTCATTCAGGCACAGCGTGACATCTACCATGCCATTATTGACAGGCTGCCAGCGCACTTCTGGCTGACGTTCCATATATTTCGCTTTTTGCATGTTTGCTGATCCTCCTTTTTGCAGCTGTGCAAACAGCATCAATGTTATATTTTCCCTTGGCGTATTTAGAATCGGTATGTTTGAACCATCCATAATAACTTGTACATTTATAAGCGGTCTGTAACGGGATTTCCATTTTATTTTTCATACAGTACCAAGCAACAGAATACGCTTTCCTTGCCCGTAGAAAGATCTTGCTACGGATTTCTGTGTGTTCCCTATAAATTACATAGCCCATCATGTCTATTGGCTTACCTCGCCTTTCTGCCTTATCCTTTTCTCTGTAACTATCGTATTTTTTTCCTGTTTTAATACGATAATCAATCGGGAATAGGTCTGCATCCGGTTTTATTGTGAGTCCGTACTCTTTCAACAGGTACTTTTCTAACGCCCGAGCTGCCCTCTTAACATCAGCTTCCCGGGCTCCTATGAGCAAAATATCATCCATATACATGATACAAAAATATACAAGTCTTTTGCTTTCGGTAGCTCCATCACGGTGTTTCCTGACTTTATGCAAGCCAAGAACATACACATAAGCTTTCGCAAGATAGTAATTACAGAGAAACTGGGATAATCCTGATCCTATATTAAGTCCCTGCTTGTAGGTTCCTATTAAGAAATATACAAGATATAGCAGGACTTCATTTTTTACATCATGTTCCAGCATTCTTTTTAGCTTGCGGGTATCTACAGATGGATAGCACTTCTTTACGTCGCCTTTCCAAGCGTACCGAGACATGCTGTATTTCTTCCGGATCTGGTGCTCTATTGCTTTCTTTCCGCCGAGCTGTCCTTTTCCCTTAATGCTTGCGTACTGATGGTATCCCAGTTTTCGTCTCCAGAGTTCATCCAGACCTTCACTGGCTATTTCATCTAAGATCAACTGTTTGACGCTCTCCACTCCGATTTCTCTAATTTTCCCGTTTACCCCATCTTGTCTCCAACTGTATTGAATAGGTTCTACTTTCAAACATCGGTTCTGGATTTCATAGTGCAGGCTTTCTGCAACTGTATGGACCAGACCGGATACCATGAGATCTCTTTCGTCTGTGTCCCGAAGCAATCGTTTCATAGCCTGCAAACTCATTGAGCTTGTGCGACCATGCAGATACTTTGCCACATCTGACCGTTTCCATTTTTCGTCAAGTGCTTCGTAAATTGAATCTTCAATAAAATCATCTGCTAAAATATTTACATTCTTGCAGCATTTCTTCATAAAGGCATTTTCCTTTCTGTGTGATTCAGGGACTTTCGGTTGTCTACTAGTCCCGGCTGACAGCGCACCTGCCAGTCTCCCCTTCCCACTCTGCAGATGTCAATCTACTTCATGAGAAAGGAATGGCCTTTTATCACGTATTTCGGGTATTCCCAAGTATAGGCTTCTTCAGCCGGCTTATGAGGTCAAGTATCATATTTTTTATACACAGAAATTGTCGCGAGGATGTTCCACCAGGTATTCGTCAGGCCATTGTTGCCATTCACGTACGACGGGCCAGCGATGCCGCCGTTGTTCAGATTGCCGCGCCGGAGGAGCTCCCGGACCCCATAAGTCCTTATATTATATTTTTTGTTACTTTAAACCGTCTGTATTTTCATACGGTTAAATTCATCATTTTAAAATCATTTGTAGCCATTGGAGGGGACAGCCCCTCTGTCAGGCTGCCGCCTGCCATTCACCCCGTACGGCGTTAGGAGAAAGGGTCGCGAGGATGTCCCACCAGGTATTCGCCAGGCCACCGTTGCCACCCACGCACGACGGGCCAGCGAGGCCGCCGTTGCTCAGATCGCCGCGCCGGAGGAGCTCCCGGGCTGACTTTTGGCCAGCCGAAGGAGTACTTCCTGTATGCCATCCATCTGCCCAATAAGCTTTATCGCCACCGCCATATGTCACTGGATACATAACTCCTTTACCAAAATCAACCATCTGCTCTTTGATAAATTTCCACGCATTGTCCGTTGCAGGAAAACTTCCAACTTTTGCATACGAACTAATTATTGTATCTGTATTAGTTGTTAACAATCTGGCATCATCACATCTATAATACGTACAGCTCGTATTTCCATCAGAATCTGTCTCTATAATATGAACAGAGTTTCCAGATACCGAAAGGCCTCCCGGCATAATCTCAATGCCATTAATCTTGCAGATATTCTTTCCATCTGTGTTAGATACTGGACTTCCATCGTAACCTTGTACGGAATCAGTGGATCCTGTCTCCCAATGCATTGCACTTACCTTATAAGTAGTTGCAGTTGTAAATGGAGCAGACACATCCAACACTAAGGCACTATATGTATCGTCTACTTTCTGAATGGCTGTAATTTTTGCGCTATCAACGATATTGTGCATATAATTATTGCCTCTATCGAAGTTAGTGTTCGAACCTGGATTTCCAATGCTGACCGACGAACCAACAACAAAATAATTCGCCTGATCTTTTGTGAGAATTACTCTCTTTGTATTCTCTTCAGCAACCGCAACATTATACTGACTACTGTAAGCTGTGCATCCTCTCATATAGGCCTGCAGATCTTTTGTTCCGTACTTAATCATTGTCAACGCCAGAACCCATGCGGCATCAACATCTGTTTCAAAGCAGTATGCCGGCCCCTGTTTTCGTGCATATGCAAAATTTGCATACGAAGGTTTGTTTCTGACGGGTTTTCCGTTGGTTACATATGGAACACCATCAATATCCACTGCTGCTCCTTTAGGATGGAGCATCCATCCCTGCACCGTATTGTCTGGGCGAACACATTCTTTCATCGGAACATATCCTTCTTCTTTTCGAGGAAGCATGGACCAATGATGCAGCCAGCCATTGTCTTCTGCATTTCGCTCTTTTTTGTAATAGAGTCCCATGTTCATGATTCCACGATTGACTTTTCCTGTCGTCTTATATCCCGGCATTCCTTCAATTGCAGTAATTTTCTGGTTTCCATCATCATCGAGGATCCAGTTCACTTCAATCGGGCGGAATGCTTCGAGAGTTCCAATTTGGTCTTCTCCAGCTGTCGTATTTGTGGACGGTGTGCAGGTAAGACCAGACAGAGCATCTAAACGATTTACCGTGCAGGCCTGTGTAACATCCGGATCAAGTTCTTCTACCGTATAGATTTCTCTCGTACGGCGCATAGCATAGTAGCGCTCAATTGCACTCTCTAAAGTGCCACCAGCTGCATTAATAGCTGCCAGCTGCTCAGCTGCTACGCTTTTAATCCCCTGTGTCTGTGTTGCTGATTCAGCCTGTACATTTTTAATTTCAGATGCACCTGTATTATTGATCTCAGTTTTTCTCGCATCGATTGTGTCGTTTATAGCTTTCTGAGACGCATCCACCATAGATTTTTTTGTTGCAGTGATTTCATTTTTTATCTCCTCCGCTTTTGCATCTACGGATTTGTTTATGGTTTCTATTGCACTCGTTGTCTTTTCAGAAAACGTATTGTCCAGTCCAGCAATTTTATCATTTACATTTTTCTCAGATGTCGCAGCGGATGATGCAGCCTTTTCAGCCGCATTTTTGTATCCGGCAACAATATCTTTTGCATTCTCTGCATCTCTGGCCGAAGCTGCTGCTGCTCCGGCTGAGTTCGAAGCCGCCTGTGCACTTATTTCTGAAGCCTTTGCACTTGTCTCCGCCTCAGATGCTTTTTCTTTTGCTGTCCTGGCCGCTTCTTTAGTTTCTGTCACTAAGTTTTTGAAATCTGGGGTTGCTTCTCCTGGCACCGAAGAACAGAACCATCTGTCTGTACTTTCACCAGGAGATGGGCGCACACCAATTGTATCATCCTGCAAGCAGAGATATGAACCGCCACCATATGACACCATATCTAAATACTTATATGTTTCAGCGTCAGAATAACTTCCACGAGGATTTGGTGTAACGTTCCCCATGTCAGTCCACTGGCCACTGCCCGTTGATCTATTTGCCATTTAACCTCTTTCCCTCCATTTGTATTCCAATTTTGAACCGTTTAGTCGGAACTCTATGTCTGTTTCATCCGGATTATTCCGCATATACAAGCAAGGTGGCTCAATGCGAAACTCGACAAAGCACACATTTCCATCCTCGCCTTTCAGATCAGCTTCCTTTTCTTTTACATAAGCATCGATATCATTCTTCGCATCTTCTACCTGTCCAGGGATTCCCATTACCGCCTGTTCTGCCTGATGTGCATAATATTTTGCGTTATCCATAAGACTCTCCGGATCTTCTGCCAATCCGACAGCGAATCTCTCAGCCAGCTTTCCGTATTTCTGGACATTCATATTTGTTGCGTCAAAATATCTGAGAATCTGTTCAAAGTAGTTCTTAGCTTCCGCTACGGTATCGCCAGAAGTATAGCCGGCATTGACTACGATAATGGCAACTTTATTTGTTACCATGAAGTCTCCTGCCATTACAGAAACATAGCAAACCCCGGAAGTCTTAAAAAAGCTATCCGGGATATCACATCTGTCTTCTTCTAACAGCTTTGGCTCTTTCGTTCCTTCTGCGTTTTCAAACACAGCTGTTTTTGCCAGCCCATCCCAATCCGTAGAATGAAACTGAAATACTGCCGTAAACACATTTTTGATGCCTTCTGTTGCGAAAATATTCTCCGTTTTTGAAATCTTGAGGTTTTTGACATTAAAGATAACTTCTTGTTTTATCATTTAAAACACCTCTCTTTTTTACCACATTTTTCCGATATTACCGCTTTTTGTTATTTAATATCGAAAATCGTTATAAACTGCACAGCATATCCCATTCAGGTTTGCTGATAATGTTAAGTGCCCATTCTTCCGGTACATGATTCTCCATATGCTTGTCGATATTATTTTTCTCATAATAGTGATTCCAGAAATAAATATTTCCCAGCGCACGTGCTTTGTGCATATCGCAAATATAAGTTGCTCTTGCATCCGGTGTACCGAACACCTGATAGTTGTATGCAGTACACCAACTACAGCCTTCTGCAACAGGACAGTTAAAGCACTCGTCTGTGCTCTGTGTTCTCCTGTCAATTTTCTTCAAGCATTCTACGCGGCATCTGTCGCATTCCGTCTGGCAGATTCCTGTATCCACATCTCCTATACTATATGGTTCCTGCTGCCCCGCCAGAGAGCTTTCCATATATCTCAGACATGGATAGATAATTCCATCTGGATCAACAGCAAGCATTACGCCATTCCCACCGCACCAGTTTTCAAGGTCGTCAGGCTGCTTCGGGTGAAAGAAGTTTTCCTCGAACAGTGAAATGTAATAATCATTCTCCATATCAAGATTGTGTTCCAAGATATAGTCTGCAAGCTTCTTCAGCTGGTCATAAAAAACCGTTGCATGGATCATCTGCCATCCTTCTTCGTAGACGCAGTTTGCATTGATCTCGTTATATCCAAGATCGATCATGTGCGTAATTGCATCGTACACATGCATCACATTTGCAGGAGCTATCGTAACCTTGCTACCCATATATCCACCTTTGTTTACCCAATCTTTCGCCGCTGAAATTGCCAGATCATAAGATGGCCGCCCATCCGGAAATACCCGGCAGGAATCGTGAAGTTCTTTATTTCCGTCAACAGTCACAGAAAAAGACAGGCGCTGATTCCATTTCTGTAAAACTCTCTGTACTTCCGGTTCGAAGTAGCACACTCCATTCGAACATATGGAAAACATCGTTCTCGTCAGCCACGGATGGTTTAATTCGATCATCCTGTTAATCGTGTAGCTGCAGATCTGGTCAATTAATTCAATCTCCAGCAGGGGTTCCCCACCAATAAAATCAATGATAAGCCCAGGGCTTTTTTGAGGATTTATGTAATCGCCCACACCCTTATTTCCAGACAGTAAAAGATCAACCATTTTCTTCGCTGTTTCAAACGACATCTTCTTTTTGCCCTTATGTGTCTGGTAACAATACTTGCATGCCAGATTGCAGTCATCAGTGACCTGAAATGTAACGGTCTGAGTCAGAATCTTTTCTGTCCCTACCGGTTCGTGCAGCTCAGGATATAATCTGCTCAGCCTTTCGGAATATTGTTCTGTTCTTTTCATTTGATTCCCTCAATTTCACAATTGCACAGAATGTCTACTTTCAGTTCTCCTGTCTTGTACTCAAGATTCCATTTGGTCTTGTGATGTTTAAGAATCTCCGGAATATATTTTTTCTCAAGCTCTGCTACTGCCATGCTGAACTGTGCATCCAATTCCGCTCCCTGTTTCTGATAAGCCTTAAATGCCGGGCTATTGATTACATCTGGGTCTTCCATATGTGATTCGATGATTCTCTGCAGGACATCTTTAGTAAATCCCCTTTCGTAGTCCAGTCTTTCGATGTACTCTGCCTCTTTGCTGTCTACTTTAATAATTACTGTTCTCATTTTTCCCTCCTAATTAAATGAATATATCGGTGTAGTCGCCTGTCCGTAGCACTGATTCCCGCAGGTCCCGCCACAATCACTCTGACAGCTTGATGCACAGGATGTAGAGCATCCTCCGCAGCTGGTTCCGCAGCCTCCAGAACAATTGCTTTTGCAGGTTCCCATGCAGCTATCTGTGCATCCGGAACCACAGGAATTTCCACAACCCGAACAGCCGCTACAGCCAGTACAAGACTGAGCGCAGGAAGCTGTGCACTTATTATCACAACCCTGACAAGTACCAGAACAGGTACCAGAACAGGTGCCAGAACAGGTACCGGAGCAGGTACCGGTGCAAGTATTACTGCATCCTTCGCAAGTCCATGTGCATGAAGAATAACATCCGCCTTCGCACCAGGTATTGCAGTCGTTCATGCAATTTGCTGTGCATGTCTGATTGCAACCGCCCTTGCATCCGCTTGTGCAATCATCTGCGCATGTCGAAAAGCAACTGTTTCCGCATCCGCCTGTACAGTCTGCACAGGTGTCCGAACAATTTGCTGTGCATGTCTGAAGGCAATCCGTTTTGCATCCTGCCTCGCAATCATCTGCGCATGTCCGTTGACATCCAGTACATTCGTCCGAACAATTGTGATTGCACTGCTTTGTGCATGTTTTATCACAAGTACCAGAACAGGTGCCGCTACATATCGTACTGCAATTTCGCGAGCAGGAAGTCCCGCATCCGCCGCAGTTGCCAGACGCTGTGGACTTACAGCTCGTTGCACAACTCGTTCCACATCCTTTTGAACACGCCATAGATATCACCTCCTCTCATTATGTAGTCATCGCGCCGGTTGTACATCCGGAACCACAGGTATGTGTGCATCCAGAAAAACAGCCATCTGAACAACCGCCACAGGATGTAGAACAGCCATCTGAACAACTCTTTGCGCAAGTGGTATCGCAACCACCAGTACACCCAGTGCATCCCTGACAGCCAGATGTGCAAGAACCTACACATAACCCCGTACAGAGTCCTCTGCACCCACTATCACTTGCCTGCTTATCTATTTTTGCAAGGGTATCAACAAATTTCTCCGCCTGATCGACGATCACATCTGCTCCACTATGACTCTGTTGCAGGCTGTTATCCTGCAAAAAATCCGCTACATTAAGCAGCGGATCAATAACCTTTTGTATATGTTCATCTGTAATGTCTCCCCCAGTGACCGGAACAGCATTATAATCATAATTTGCAGCAAATTTATTCATTGAAGCGCTTGAACCATGCTCCACACAGCTTCTCCTTGCCATTTCTTTTTTTACTTTTGCCCGCAATTCTACAAGTCTCTCTGCTGATATCATATAGCCACCGCCTACAAACTCGTGATTGCTGTCTGAGCCGGCTGAAGCATGACATAATCAACGGACACCGTTATATTTGCGCTATTTTTCAGCAATCTCGCAGTAATAGTAACCGTATCATTCAATTCAACATTAAGTCCAAACGTCTGATAAACTCCTGCTCTTTCAAACATATTTGCAGTAATAGTTCTGGTTTCCAATATCGCTCCGCCAGACGTTACATTTAATTCGATTAGCCGGCCGTTATTTGAATTTGAGCTCACCTTCACTCTAATCAGCAAGCTATAGAGTCCTTTTCTGAGACCATCGATTGCTTTTTGAAACAGTGTCTGTACTGATGCTGTCGACGACGTTTTCCTGATAACGCTGAACTGCGCGCTTGCATCTACGATATTTGCATCCGCCGACAGCTCTGGTCCTCCATAGGTATTGTCAATCGCAAGTGTGTCAATCCGTTCGGTCATCTTTGCTACCCGTCGTTCGAGATATATAGTATTAAGCAGTAATGTCCTAAACATAGGATTTACTACATTCGCATGAACCAGATCCTCTGTCTCGATGATTCTCAAAGCTTCATTGAACTCCGGATTCTCCGGGATAACCACGTTCGCCATATATAATCATCTCCTTACTGTAAAACATCATCAATTTCAAATCTCATTGATACATTCGAATCTTTACCTTTTGGAAGAAAATTAGCAATCATGATGATGTCTCCTTCAGAGTCATACAATCCGATCTCACTTATGCTCTTTCCGTTGGCTTCAGATCCATTTAATGTGCAATAATATTCACACTTGTTTTCATTGGTTTTAAGTGTATGTCCATCTACCGCTTTTCGAAGAAATTCATTTTTCAATGTTTCTCCCGGACTAAGAACTGTTGAACCATTCGAGCCGCCACTTCCAAACGCAAATCCTACAATCTTAGGCAGAGTGATCTCTCCGGCTCTGGCTCTCAGGATTTTCGTCCTTCCTACTACTGTTACCTTTCCTTCCATCACAATTCCTCCGTTGTTACTTCTGTATCAAATTTTATCGTTCCATCCCATTTATACTCACCATTCCACTGATTAAGGTTCTTGTAGATCATTACATTCCCAGTCATTCCAACCGGAAGCTTTTCTGTTATCTCGCATTTAACTTCTATTAACGGCACAGAATATCCTTCCATCCAGGTATGCTGCATTCCTATATCTAACGCTGGGAATAGAACTCTTTCCCTCTCACTGCATATTGCGGCTTCAATAACATATCGAGCCTGCATTGACAGATGAGATGGCTTTATTTTGCGGATATATCCCAGCAGAATATCGACGGAATATATCGGATAGTCAGCACCAATAAGCAAATCTACATTGAAGATATACTTCTCAACCTGCTCCGAGACGCTCGCAGAAAGCCCAAATACGGTCTGTATAATGTTTTCCAGTCTATAAGGCGTAATGGACGATCTGGACGTCCTATCGCGCCGATTCACGACTGCTTTTCGGCGATCATCAATGTCTTTTGTTCTGTCGATAGGTATTCCATACGTCAGTTCATGGAAGTAAATTCCCCATGCCGCTGTTTCCGGAAATGCCTGCTTCTGCGCTTCGCCAATCCTCCTGCTTGCAGTCTCCAGTTCCAGCCCAATAACCTCGTATATCCATTTTCCGACATACGATTTATCGTACCAGCCTCTTGTCACATACGTCAGGAGCCTCTGAGCAACCTCATTCGTAGGAAAATGTTCCAGATCAACATTGTCTATATGCATCTCTATCCCTCCGTAAAATTAAGCTCCGTCGCAGTTGTGATCGGATAATAGTCTGCCGCAACCGATATATTGTTCGTATTTTCATTTATACGAAAATCTGAGAAATCAATTACTCCGGCTGTGTTAGACAACAATGCAGATGCAACCGTATACCGGATTTCTTCACTGTCCTTAGCTTCCCTGTAGTAGGTCTTTAATGCTGTCAGGAATGCTTCCTTTACATTGTCGATACTGTAATTGCTTTCCAGTTCAAGCACTGCACTGTAGGATATAGTCATGTCCTTCACTGTAGATATCGTTACGGATGCTCCAATCGGAGCCAGACGCTTCATTCTGTCCTTTGGGGATACAATATAGTCTTCAACTGCTTTTAGAGTATCTTCTCCAACCGCAGAACCATCCGGATCCGCAACAACAACCTTAACGGTGCCAGGTCCTTTCCATTCAGCTTCGACCACGGCAGAACCAACACCAGATACTTCTTTCGCCCAACGGACATAATCTGCGTCACATCCTACAAAGGAAACCTCTGCGGAGCGAAGCTTTTCAAGGATTCTTTCTCGGTATGTGTCGTCGTCCTCTTCGTCTGTGCCACCCCTGATAGGATTCTCATTCGTCACAGAAGTAACATTCTTGTTTGGCTGTTTCTGCAATGTCACAGTATTTCTTGTCACATTATAAGAAGCTCCTGTGAGAACAGACGCAACAGGTATGTCAACCGTTCCCTGCTCTGGTATAGTTGCTTCCTCAGTCGTCGCAAATTCAACAGATTCGACATCTGTCGTACCTTCTGTACAAAATACCGTCCCTTCCTCGATAATCGTTCCAGCGGTGCCTACGACGGTCACATGACCGGATGCTCTGCTCGCCTGCTTTCGTGTAACCTTTGCAGATACACCATGCAAATCAAGCCATTGACCCCAAGCCCACATCGGGAACATCAACATCAATGTCCGGGTAAGGTTATACTGTATTAACCTCGATATTTCAATCGCTGTTGGCATTGTGAAATCGTATGGGAAATCTGCCGGCATATCAGAGATATCAACAGGCAGATTGTTCATCATCCTGGATTGGATCGTATCAGGATCACTATTATCTATAAATTCTGGAGTTACAAATTCTTCTGTCAAATTCTCATCTCCTTTTCAATGTTACTTCTAAATCAAATTTCTCCCAGTGTATTGCGTACACTGTAAATTTCACATAAACCACAGATGGTTCCCATGAGAACTCAAAGTCCTCTACGGATTCAGTCCTTGGATTTACCATCAGAGCCTCTTCTATGGTACGTTCAATTGCCAGTTCCACAGCTGTGTCATCTTCTTCCTTCATGGCATCTTCCATCTCTGCACCGATGTCATCGTCGTACCCGAGGCAACTATATCTTTCTGTTGATACGGCCTTCACGCACCATATCTTGTACGCTTCAAGTCCTTCGCTTTTGAGCATACAAAAAGGAGATTTACAAACGAAATCTCCTTTCTCTAAGTCCCACGCCACAGATGGCTTGTACTCTGTATCATATTCTTCATTTTCTTCCTCATATTCCGGTATATCCACCACCGGATATAAGTTATTGTCTGCCATATGTCCTCCTATACTGTCCTCTTATACCGGTCTGGTTATAATGTCGATCACAACAGCAGTGTCTTGCACCCACGCAATCAACACTCTGTCTCCGGCCTGCAACTGCCGCATAGATTCCGGAAGATATGCTTTTCCAGAATGTTCATCTGCCCGGACATCGCAAAATGCATCTCCCGTCTTTCCAAGAGTTAATTGCCTACAAACTCTGTAATCACTCTTAGGAATTGGAATCGGAAATGTATTCGAGAGCAGGCTGCCGTCTGCCTGAATCTCTGCAAAATCAAGGCAGAGCGGCTTATCTGCATGATCTCTCATTCTTGCATCTAATACCGCAGCTAATCGTGCGACACCGTCATTACTGTCATATGCCATATGCCCTCCTAATCAAACGAGCCTTCGTCTACCCAGCCGCATACATGGGTCTCAGCCCAGTTAACATTTTCCAAGCACCATGGATGAGCACTGCCCGGATTACTGTGTGTTATTGTCGCCTTTCCGGCGCTTACCTTATATCCTGACGTTGCATCCGAAGAAACATAATGATAGCCGCCATGGAAGTTGACTGTATCTCCGATGCTGTAATCTCCATCCTTTTTCTTGTTATCCTTTTTCGAAGACGAAGATTTCAGCTTAGTTTTCTTTAAAGTCATAGTCATTTCCATCTTGTCGCAATCATGAGTAATTGCCTTTACCCAGTAATACCCTGATCCAGTTGACATTTTAAGATGGATAATATCTCCTTTTCGGATGATAGGAATGTCGATAGTAACTACCTTGATTTCCTCTTTCGGCTTTCCATCATCATCAAGGACTTCCTTTGCCTCTTTTTTTGCTTCATCTAAGCTATCATCCTTGCCTCTTGTAAGTATTTTCTGGCGAATGCCGTACTTTGTCTGACCATCGACCGTTGCTTCTACAGGTCTGCGCTTATCATCGTCTGCTTCTCCGAGAATCTTTACTCGCGTAACCATTCCCGAAGTGCTGATCTTATGAGAAACACTTATCAGATTTTCTGTTTCGGCAAAATGATAAATGTTCTTGTTGCTGCCAATTGCCAGAATCTGGGCTTTGCCCTTGACAGAACGGATTGCAGAATAGCCCCCACCCTTTTTCTTCGCTTCATCCAGAATATCTTTGACCATTGTGCCGAGTTTCTTCTTGTCTTCCTTAATAACTCCGTGGACCACATCAGGTCCGGTATATTTACCAATTGGTATACCCCATTTCTTGAAATAATCCTGTATAACCTGCTTGGTTCTTGCTCCGGAAGAATAATATACACAGTCTTCCGACTCCTGCAAATCATACAGGTTATCATAGGCCTTCAGCTTTAATGGTTGACTGCTTGACTTTGCAGATGGATTCCATTCTACAATCCGGCCACGCATAGCTTCCTGTGCAGTTCCAGTCTTGTACCGATAATACAAGTACAAATAACATCCCGGTTTAGACAAACTGGAAATCCTGCCTTTTGTGGTCTTATCATTCTTTACAGTGCACGACAATCTGGCTGCAAGTTCGTTTTCCAGCTCTTCCCATCCCAAATCTTCGACAAAATTGGTGATGTCATATTTTTTCTTTTTTTCAGTCACGAGGACTAAATAATAAGAATATTTCAGCGGATCAATCATATAATGCCTCCTTTACGGTATCGTAAGGATAGTGCCAGGGAATATCCAGTCCCCTTGGTTGCTATCCTTATGCCCGTATTTTTTCGCAGCCTTTTCTATCGCTGTCTTATTTGCATCATAAATCTTTTTCCAATCTGCTCCTGATCCGTAAAATTTCTTTGCGATATTCCACAGGCAGTCACCAGTTTTAATGGTGTATGTCTGTTTTTTCTTATCTGTTGAACTCTTTTTCAGGTTCGTTCGGGCTGTCGTCTTCTTTTTCTTCTTATCAATGCCAAGGTCCTTTGTGGTCTGGATTTTAAGCGGACGATAACGATAAAAGGAAATGCTATAAAAGTAATCTCCTTTCCCGCCAAATTTCTTATATTCAAAGCTATTAATCGTCACATCAACATTGATGCCGCCGCCGGCAGAAATGATAAGGTTCAGAACCGTTCCCTTATCTCGCCAGTTTTCCAGCTTCTTTATAACAGATTTCGGATCCAGCCACTTCGTATGTATGGTGGACATCTTTTTTCTGGCTCTTCCCCAGAGGTATCCATCCCATTCATATGATCTGATATCCGGACCAGCCGGAAATGCAAAGGTTCCTTTTTTTATCAGATCGTACTTCTGGTATTTTGAATTTCCCTTAACAGTAATCTCCTTGTCTGGGAGAGAAGGAAAGCGAAGACAAGATTGCTTATTTGCCGCCTCTTTTAAATATATCTCCATGCCCTCTCCCCTTTCTACGTCGGCATATTTGCGTATGATTCGAGTAATCTTGATGCCAGTTCTCCGGACATTTCGTTAATTAACTCTTTCAGTTTCTCTTTGATTGAATTTACTGTGTCATTGCCGCCCTCTCCGTTAATGTTGAAGACAGGATTCATATTGACAACGATTTGTCCTTTATCGCCATTGTTACCAGAACTTCCGGAAGATGAGTCTGAGGAACCTCCTGACAGTGGGACATCTCCAATCATGCCGCCGTCTGCATACTCTTTGACACCCAATGCCCGTCCAGCCTGTAACCACAAGTCCATGCCTCTGTCTCGGCGTTTTGAGCCAAGAGGAATAATGGCTTCTGGACCATCTTCGCCTACCCAGGATAATAACGGTCCGGTAACGATGCTTCCCTCCGCATTGCCTGCAATAGATGCCTTTACAGAAGAACCGCTTCCAGATGTTGTTATTCCGGCGCTAGGGTTCGTGATATGCCAGTCAAGAGTTACATTAACTGTACAAGACGCAGGAATCGGATTAGAGAAGGTAGACTGTACTTCTCCTGCAACTTCAGAATATACTTCTGCAGCATTATTGGTCTGATCGAGAGTTACATCTGTATGTCCGTCTGCTGGCATAGATTCAGAGAATGTACTTTCAACCTCTGACTGTGCCTGCTCTTTTGCTCCGGACGCATCTGTGGTCGCGTCAGTGATATTAACGTTTGCAGTTGTATCTGTCTCAACCGGTTCCGTTTCGGTCTGTTCTGCGGTTGCGCTCTGTATACCAGAAGTATCAACCTGTACCAGTTCCTGCGGAATTGTTACGGTTGCTCCTGCCTGTACTTCAATGCCGTTGGCTGCAAGTGTCCCGGATTCCATACCAAGAGCCGCTTCAATTTGAGCTGCTGCTACATCGGAATCCACTTCAACATTTGCCAGATCAACTTTCACTCCTTCTGCTGTAACGGACATTTCAGCCCCTTCAGCATCCAGAGCCGACATTGCCTGCTCGATAGCAGCCTGCGCCTTATCTCCGTCCATTTCAGCAGTTATTGTGTCCATGGAGATGGTGAGTTCCTGATCTGGATGAATAACGTATGGGCTTTCGATGCCATTCTGTTCCGCAATAGTCTGCCAGTCAATTCCAAGAGCATTGCCAATTTCCCAAAGGCAATCCCCCTGCTCAACTTTAATCTTTATGCTGTCAGCAGTAACCTCTTCAGTAGTTGCAAGATCTCCCAGTTTTTCATTCAGCGCTGATACCCATGCATCCTTATCTATGTCTACGTCACCATCGACAGAAGCTTTCAGACCTTCAAGTGTAATTTCATTGTCAGTCGTTTCTGCTGTAGCCCTGTCAATTGCAGTTCTAAGCTCATCAGGCAACTGCTCTCGTACGCTTTCGTACATCGGATTATTCGGATCCGTCAAAACACTCTTCATTTCTTCGCTTCCAGATTCGAGAATCTGGTTTGCGTAATTCTGCCAAGCCGCATCAACGTCACCTGCTGCCGCACCAACTTCGATTGCTTCCTTGTACCCATCCATAAGGCTTTGTGGCACTGCCTGTCCTGCTTCTCTGTACTGGTCAATCAGGCTTCCCATCTGACTAACATCCGGAGCCATCGACTGATACAATTCGTTTAGTGCTCTCTGATCGGCATTTGCACCAATTCCCAGGAAGCCTTTTCCATTATCCATAGACGTAAACATATTATCAAAGGTGCTTGCAATCGTACCATAAGCTCCGCTTTGTAAGCTGGTTTCCGCACTCTTCAAAGCATTCTGTGCAGTTTCTGTAAGCGTCTGGATGTTTCCAGTAATCTTCTCGCCATATGTATCATTCAGGGTATTACTTCCAAGTTCAAGACTCTTGGCTAATTCGGAGCCTTGCTGTCCTCTTACATACCACCCAGTCTGTTCTTTGTAGCTCTCATACTGTTCAGGAGTAATTCTTCCATAGTCCTTCATTGCCTCCAATTCCGAATACCACTGAGTCGTATCTGCTTTAATGCTTTCCATTGCAGTCTCGCGCTGGCTTCGCATTTCATCCATCAAGTCTGTAAACGAACCGCTTTCCAGGTCAGCAGCGCTCATATGTCCGTATTCCTGTTTAATCCAGTCCCACTGCGCTTGTGCTTCGGCTTCTTTCCAGCGGGCAGTAATGTTATTCATCTTCTCCTGCAATGCACTAATAGCTTCTTCTTCATTCACATCAATGATGCCGTCTTTCAGGGCTTCTGAGACCTTTTGTGACAACTGACTGGATAAATCGGATAGCTCTAAATTGTCCGCTCTAGCCCATTCCTTGATGTTCTGGGCTAATGTCTGTCCATCTTCTGTCCCTCCGAGATATGTCTGGACATGAATGTGAGCCGCAAATGTACGACTCTCCAGTTCAGATATCTTACTTTCAACAAAAGTATTAATATTATCCGTATATTCCTGCTGTTCATCAGCTGTCAAAGTGATTCCAACTCTGCTCTTGAATTCAAGAACATCATTTGATTCCAAAGCTTTCTGCGCTTCAGCTCGTAGATTGTCGGCATTCTGTACTTCATTTAATGCCAATTCGACATTGGTAAGGTACTTCTGATTCAGTATTCCTGCCGCCGCATCTTTGACTTCGTCTGCAGATAATTTAATCTTTCCGAAATGATCTTCAAGACTATTTTCCAGCTGTGTCTCATTGTACTTGTCGATCGCAAGCTTAATGCCGATGATCGCAGCTGTAATTCCCGCTGCCGCAAGTCCAACTTTCGCTCCTACAGGAATCATAGAACTCAGATTGCCTGCAAAGTCCATCACATCGTTTGCATTTCCAGCTGCCTCTGTGATGCTGCCAATAGCATCTCCGATAGGAGACAAGGTTTCCACTATGCTTTTCCCTTTTTGAGCAACCGTTGCTGCTCCTTTTGCAAGAATCCCTGCACTTAACCAAGATGTTAATCCCGCTTTTTCACCGCCTGGAAGAATAGCTGCTGCACTGGAAAACAAGGTTCCAAGTCCTGTAGATATTAATTGCGCGCCATCTCCGGAAACCCAATTTCCGAACGGCTTTGCGATTATTGAATCCCATGCTATGTCTATCTTTCCAAACAGATCTGCGTTCTTCCACTCATCAGAACCGGTCATGTCAGTGATCTTGCGTTTTACGCCTGCAATCTTATCATCTACCACATCCATAACCGCATTGATTCCATCCGTTATCTCAGGCATCATATCGGTAATTCCACCTGCAATTCCTCTTAAATACGGAGACAACCGTTTTCCAAAGGCATTCTCCGTACCTTCGATAGCACTCTGCATTAATGTAAAGGAGCCTTTAAGGTTGTCCAGCATCGTGTCAGCCATTCCCTCTGCCGCATCATTTGCATTATAAATAGCATTACTCAACTTGTTATAGTCTTCTTCACTGGCATTAACAATCGCAAGCATTCCTGCCATTGCTTCTTTACCAAAGATAGTAGATGCTACTGCTGTCTGCTCATCTCTGGAAAGCCCACCTAAACTTCCTCTTACGTTATCAATAACACCTTTAAGCGACTTTAAATTCCCTTCGCCATCCGTGATACTAATTCCGTATTTATCCATGGCTTCTGCCATATCATTGGTAGGTTTTACCATATTAGCTATGGAAGTTTTTAATGCCGTACCAGACATACTGCCTTTAACATTTGCACTGGCCATTAAGCCTAATGCTAACGATGTATCTTCTATTGAATATTTCATAGCACCAGCTACAGGAGCCACATATTTAAATGATTCACCAAGCATAGATACATCTGTATTGGCATTCGCACTTGCTTGAGCCAATACATCAGCAAAATGTCCAGCGTCTCCTGCAGTTAAACCAAATGCAGTAATAGCATCCGTAACGATATCAGAAGTTGTCCCAAGGTCTTCTCCGGAAGCTGCTGCAAGGCTCATAATGCCGGATATACCATCTATCATCTGTTGCGGCTTCCATCCTGCCATAGCCATGTAATTAAACGCCTCAGCTGATTCTGTAGCCGTAAACTTGGTCGTTGCGCCCATCTCCTGTGCTTTTGCGGTCAGATCATCGAATGCCTGTCCTGTTGCACCAGAAATAGCTTTCACCTGGGACATCATAGCTTCGAAGTCCTGGAAGGAATTAACCGATTCTGCCACACCGAAACTGGCACCGATCAATGATGCCCCTTGCACAAACGGATTTTTTGCTGCACTTGCAAGCGCAGAAATAGGAGCGGTTGCCGCATCTATGACACCAATGGTAGCATTAAACACGCTTCCTCCCCATGATTCCGCTGCATCCTGCGCGGCCCGGATAACCGGCGTAGCTTCATCAGATGCTCCAATCTCGGCATCCCCACTCATTCCATCGAAATTCTCCACCGCATCAGATGCGGCGGATACTACCGGGGTGGCGCTATCGTCTGATCCTATTTCTGCATCTCCGGAAGTACCGTCAAAATTTTCTACAGCATCCGAAGCAGCATTGACCGTCTGCGTAGCAGAATCATCTGCCGCAACTTCAACTTGTGCCGTCTCTCCGTCTATCTGCTCCGTAGCATTTTCAACAGCCGAAAGAACCGAGGTTGCATTGTCGTCTGCTCCTATTTCTATCTCAGCCGCTACGCCTGATCTACGCTGGAATCGTTGTGCCGCCCTATCCGCTCTCTCAAACGCTCTTTCCATTGCAGTGAGATTCCTGGTCACACTCGACGTTCCGGAACCGGTATTGTCGACTACATTAACAGGAATCTCTATCCTTATCGTTTCTGCCAAGCATCTCACCTCTTTTCATTTTTCTTGATATTCTCTTCAATCCATACCTCCGTAGAGGCAAAAAGAAAGGCTCTGACCCCATCCGGCAAAGCCATCACTTCATCCGGTCTAATCCCCTGTCTCTGGAATATCCAGTGCAACAGGGCTGATTTATAACCGGACCTTATAAGTTTTTTGCTGTATTAACTTTATCTTCTTCTGTGTTATATCCGCAGAGTTCATCAAGTGTAGCAAGAACTTTCTCTTTCTCTCCCGGAAGAAGAGCTGCTTCGATCACGTCAAGTGCATTGATAATCTTCTTCCCTTTCTTTCTAAGTGCTTCCTGAATATTTTTATTGTTCCATAATTTTTCCTGATCTTCTGCTACAGTTGCATTGTAGATGAGGGAACTGCGGAATTTTGCATTATCCATTCCATCCGTTACTTTCATTCCAGTTCTCTTGTTTTTTGCGTATTTGGTGTACTTTTTCCTGATCTCATACATATCATCATCTGATAATGCATGGACAGAAAAAGCAAAATACAATTTTCCGGAACGAATGATTTTAATTTCCTTCGTTTCTTCATCCACATCATCTGCTGCCTCTAAAATACCATTCAGATAATCCATTTCATTAGCTCTCATATCTTCCTTTAATGCTTCCTCGACTTCCGCCTCTGTCATATCAACCTCAGTTACGTTTGATTCTTCGATTACATTATCTATTTTTCTTGCCATTTAGATTTCCTCCATTCAAATAAAGGGTGACTTTATGCCACCCTCCGTAATTTGTCTCATATCAAATTGTTAATGCCGAACGCTGCTCTGGGCGTCCGTTGCAGTGCAGATTGTAACTTCTTGAAAGGACATCACCTGTCGATACATTCTGAATGTCCTGATCTCCGGAAAAAATGCACTCTCTATAAGTCACGCGCTCCTGAGAGCCATTTCTACCCTCAATAGCACCGTCCAGTGTCATTACCGGACTTTCTCCTTTTTGCACTGCATTAATTACCTGATTAAACAGATAACCGTCCAATACAACAATTTCAGAAATTGTAATTGTTACGCCAATAGTATTGTTGACCTCAAGTTCCATGTTCTGGCCAATAGGATTGTACTTATTGTTATTAAATGCCGCCTTAGTCTGGAAGCTGTTTACCTGCGCAAGAGCATTTCCATCTTCATCATAGAGCATGGCGTCCTTACCGGAACGGCTGTGTCTCGCATCTGTTGAAGCACTTGTATTTAACATTCAAATTTCCTCCCTTCTTACGCTGAAATAGTGCTGAACTGGAATCTAAAGAAGTTGTAGATATGCTCAGCAGAATCTTTATCAACTACGTCGATATCGAAGTAGCAGTTGTCTGTGTCAGCTGTATATGTAGTGCTTTCTGCTACAGTGCCGCTTACCAGCTTACCTTCCTGAATCATGTCGTTTATAATCTTCTGGAGTTTTCCAACGATGGTAGCTCTACCATTTACATCATTGTCAACCTTGCCTACAAGAGCATCTGCCTGAGCATTCATACGATACAGCAGTTCATATCTGGTCTTGACTCTACGAATCTTCTTCCATCCAGCATCCTCATTGTCTGCCGGAGTAATCAGTGTATTAATAGCAGAATCAATCCATACCTCATCATCCTGAGAGGTACTAAGCACAAGGCATCCTCTCTGTTCAGCTTTTGTGATCTGAGTATTTGTAAGCAGTTCGCCTACTTCTGTGTATCTGCTGATGGCAGTATGAGTAACTGACTGGCTTGCCGGAGTAGCAGCAATCAAAGCCGCAATCAAAGCCGCTGTCTGATATCCGTCCAGTGAGCCGCCGTTGATAGATACCTTTGGATTCAGGACATACACAATATTCTTTGCGTTATATCCCTCTGCAGCTTTCATTCTTTCTTCCAAATCCTTGTTATCCTTTTCTGCGATCACTGCAACGCCAAACTGTCCAGCCTCATAAATTCTATCCAAGAACGCCTGAAGCAGAGCGTGAATAGCAGTATCTTCTGTGTCTACGCAAATGGTATTGAAGTAATACTTCTCGATTTCTGTAAACGCCGCAGAATAATTTGCATTGGCAATCGTTGGGTTCTTTCCGCCTGTAAAGGCTGCCTGATTCACATTTGTAACTACACCCTTTCCGGATGATTCAACAGTTGCTGTGAAGTTCTTTGAATTTGCGAAAGCTGCTACAAGATTGGCTGCCTCATCTTCACCAGCTTTAAAATATACTTTCTCAAACTCTGTAGTTCCTGTGTAGATAATGCACTCTTTTCTTTCTGCATCAGTCAGACGGTTTCTGACTGTAACGGTAAATGGCATTTCTCCTACATGCTTTGCTGTAATCTTTACGGATCCTGTTTCTGCTGTAAGGGTTGCGCTTGCTGCTACACCTCCGCTTCCTCCGAGACGGCAAGCAAGAATCTTCTTTGCTCCGCCATACCATGCTTCTCTGATTGCGTCTGTAGTAAGTCCATTACCAAAGATGCTTTCGTAATCATCTCCTCTGTCCAGGGTTGTTACGGTGTTTACTGGTCCGAAGTTTGCCTTGAAGACTACGGCTACTACTCCGTCTACTGCGCCAAAGGAATCATCCTCTCCGACTTTATCCACGTTGAAGTACGCCCCTGGACGAATCTTCGTGCCAGCTTCATTCTTCTGGAAATATCCTGCCATGTGTTATTTGACCTCCTTCTTCATAAATTTTTCAATGAGTGTCTGTGCCTCAGAAACGCTCATATTCTCTTTTCCTGCCTGTTTCAATGCCACTACGGTGCATTCTCGAGGGCAAGAAAAAAGCTGGTCGCTCGCGGCAATCAGCTCAGATACTGCATATTCAGTTTCCTGTTTTGCTGTCTGATCGGGCTTTTCTTCTGCCTGAACTGACACTTTCTTTGTCTCTGCCATTGCTTCTCCTTTCAATCTGTAAAATCCATGCCAATTCCGGAAAGATTGTGTTTCTTTTCATTTCCGCGAAGGCATCCATATTTACCAGTTATGGTCAGCTGACCTTCTCTAAGATAATCAGCCTTATTATTTAATTCCATCTGCGAAATAATCATAGGGGAATCATCCAACATAATGATTTCTTCGTCTATTGCTATTCTTTGATTGATTGATGCCAGAGTCTTCAATCTGGTACCAGCCCCCGGATAAATCAAGTGTACTGCGACCTTTCCTATGAACCATGCAATTGTATTCATACAGTGGCCCGTTGTTTTCTGTATATTTGCTAATCTGCAATAAAATACAGGTGTCTTTGACGTCTCAATAAAATCACTTATACTGTCTATTCCAAGAACTGCCGTTTCAGGGAATAACTGCTTAATATATGCCGCTACTGCAAGAACAGGATCTGGATCCGTACTCAGCTGGTCCGGATACTCAAGTATGTCAAATGCCACCTCCTTGTACCAGACCTCCTTTCCCTCTATCGCATATGATTCTGTACGTGCCCATGCTACACAGAAAGGAGCCTCTCCGTCTGGTTTCATAAGTACATCCTGAAGCCGGAGTCTTACAGTATTCTCAATTTCGTCAATAACAGTACTGGTCTTATCTGTATAAATCGCAATATATAATGTTCCTGATGACGAACGTTCCTGATTAACCTGCATATCAATTCGATAGCAGATTCGAGGATACTGAGTTGCTCCTTCCCAGCCTTCCTGCTGATCTGATGGAAATTCAGAATCGAATATGGCAGGAACCCCGGCATATGTAGCAAGCATTTTCGTCAAATCTTCGTCTGCAGATAAACGTCTGAATATTAATTCACTAAGATTCATCTGTACCCTCCTTGATAGTCAAAAGCCCATCGTTCGAATATCTTATTTCCCATTCTCCATCTTCCGAAACAGGTATAAAAAAATGATTCTGGGTGTTCGTTTTCTCATTCGGATACAATACTGTAATCCGTTCGGCAGACGCATGGTACACAATGCCGGATTTTCCTTCTTTCCATGATCTATGTTTTGCATAGATAAGCGTTCCTCTGCGGATTTCATCCAGATTAAATTCAGCTCGTTCAATACGATTGATAAACATATCAGCCTCCTATTTCTGCAAATATTGCTGTTATATTTGGCAATGCCGTCTGTTTTATCTTTTCTACATAAGGACGAGCAGCCATTTTTCTTGTTCCATGTTCCAGATAACCAGCATATCCCATACCCGACGTAATACATACCGCACCGCCACTCATATTCCAGTTTCGTCTTAAATTGCCACTCCGAACACCCGGCGGACTGCCCGGAGCTGACGGGCTCGGATTTGCCAGTACAGATAATGCAGCATTTCTAAGGGCATTTGAAGCCCTTGGATATCTTGCGATCACCTGCTGCTCTATCCGTTCCTTATCTGTCTGAACTTGTACTTTTACTGCTTCTGCTGCTTCGGCAGGTGTCATTTCAGATCATTCCTTTCTTCAAGATATATCAAGCCAGTTGCTCCAAGGTTTCCGGGATCCTCAGATAAAAGAACGAGAAAGGTTCTACCCGCAGTAGTCAAATAGTCTCCCTGCTTTACATCTGCAAAATCCCGGATAACAAGAGTGTGAGTTAAGGAATGCTGTTCCTGATCCCACCTGTGTTTCATTCGGTCAGATTCATTTGATGAAGCTTCTGCGAGAATCCCGGATATCTCGCCTTTCGCTTCAAAATCTGACACAGGATGTCCGAGTATGTTGCGAATGCTCTTTCGTCTTACAACGAAATCCGTCCATAAATTTCCCGGTCTTAGATACATAAGGCCAAATGGGCTTATCATATGTCATCACCTTCGCTCTCTTCATGGCTCATCATGCCGTTGTAGAAGTATGGCGTCGGCTGTTTACTCATATCTCCCGCATTCATCAGAATCGCCGATGGGGATACAGAAGCAAGTTTCAGGTCTTTCTTCAGCTTCTCATATTCTTCCTGCCACAATTTAGCCCTATCACCAAATTTGAATGAGGTAGGGCCAACTGTTGTATCAGGTTCAAAAGAAAACCTGCGAAATATACTTTCAAGGCACTTTAATTTTGCCCGTTTCCAATCTTTCGCAGACTGAACATCATCACACAAAACGATGTATTCCTCGTCTGACAATGCACAAGTTCTCTCTTTTCCATCTACCATCACATCTCCAAGTTCAAACCTCATTCGATCTTTCCCATACGATGTGATCATGGCAGGTTCATATGTATAAGTTCCTGCCATCAGGCATCACCTTTACTTTCTTCCTGTTCAATGAGATTTTTGGCTTTTGACTCTGCTGCTTTTTTTACGGTTGCTCTGGAGTCAAGAGCATTGATGATAATAAGCGTTGTATCGTCCTCAATATCCCCTCTAATATGAGCTACAGCAGCATCTGCACTCATCTGCATAGTTTTTACTGCATCCTGCATCTGAGGCTCTGTAACGTCCAAATCAATCGTCTCGTGACCTTTGACAATTGGAATAGAAAAGCTTACCTCTCCTACCATAGCAACACATTCTTCAAGATTATCCTCCGGAACAGCGTCATGAATCACTGATAACAGCCCCATCTTTACTAAACTGGCGTAATCAACCACTTCTTCAACCGGGACTTCTTCACCGATGAAATATTTCTTTCCATTCAGATTGCATGGCTTGTTTGCAACAAGTTTCATAGGTTCCTCCTTAAACTGCAGCTTTATAAAATCTTGCAAGATCGTCAGATGTCTTCTTCATATCTGTCGCCATAAGACCTTCAATGTACTCAGTATGTGTGCCATTCTCTCCAAGATAGTTCAGGATCGGAAGCATCTGTCCATTGCCGAGCATATCCCATGTGAAGATATAACCTGCAGACGGTTCATCGATACTCGGTGCGTTAGTTGCATAAGCCAGTAGAAATGCGTTCGGATCTCCGATATACTGCATTTCTTCATCTGCGCCCATGCTTGCACTGTTCATAATGGATTTAAGCACTACAATCTTTTCAACTCCAAACAACTGCGCAAGCACATTCTCTGTTACAGATGCCGGATTTGCGGTGCTTCCACCGTATTTAACCCTTTCGAGGATGCCCGGATGTACTTTCAGAGCATTAAATACATTAATACCAAGACCAAGACGATTCGGCATGCGACCTGTCTGCTGGTTCATGTCGGTCTTCTCTTTGTCGATAAATGCAATAGGGTCAGAATTTGCATTGCTGAACTTAATGAACTGGTTTGTGCTTGGAGTGGTGTTATCAACACCCTCAAGTTCGTTCTTCCATGCTCCTTCTTTGAAATAGCTCGCTGCAAACAAACGGTCCTGGTGGATGTTAGCCTGTTCTGCAATGGTTCTGGTGCGCTGCTGTTTGGGCTGAATGATAGATGGACCCTGACGTCTGGAAAGGTCGGTCTGGCGAATCTGGTCGATACCCATAATCATCTGATCTACTTTGCAGACATAGTTGTCAGTACTTTCGCCAACTACTGTCGGGTCAACCTTGCCATATGCCGGTTTTCTCTGCCAGTTATCTCTCAGGAGATCTTCTCTGCTGAAAATGTAGTAATTGTCAGAAGAAAGACCTACCGGACAGGTTGGAAAAAGAGCTTTTGCGAAATAATTGCTGGCGTTCTGGTAATAAGCCAGTGCCATGTTAGTAAGTGCTGTGTGGGGTCTGAACACGCCTTTTGCGATTTCAGCCTGAATTCCCGCTGTTGTATTTCTCATGTTTACATTCCTCCTTTACGCTTTTGCTTTCTGATATTTTGCAATCTGGATTCTGCTGTATCCTCCGGCAGACACAGAATTAAGGGCAACACCAATCACGTACTCTCCCGCTTTAGCTACTGCTGCCTTTCCACCTGTGGTGGCTGTGACTTCCTGTCCTTTTTTGATTTCCGCAGACGCAATTGCATAGCCAATGTCCTTGATCTGGATTTCAAGATCATCACCTTTCTTTACTTTTCCTGATTCAGCACCGGAAATATCGTTGTAGCCACCTTCGATAATGGATAAGCCGAGCAGGGGTGCTGTTCCGTTTGCGGCGATCACTACATTTCCATCTTCATCATATTTCAGAATAAGATTGCGGACATCTGCAATATCAGCTCCTGCCTTTTCTGCGATAGTCACAGACTGGTTGATCATTGTTCCGTTAAAGTTTGTACCCATCTTTCTTCACTCCTTTCTCAATAACCCGCTTCTACTTCATATTCATCCAAGAGTTCTGGATGATCCTCCCACGCTTTTGCAAGAGCTGCATTATATGTCAGAGTAGAGTCTTTTTCCATGTAGCCTTTTGCAATAGTATCGATCTTACTTTCTGCTGCAGACTTCTTAATAGATGCTACAGGATTGCCTGAGAAGGACTTCCCAATTTCGCCAAATACGCCAGACTTCTCAACCATATCAACGCTTCTGTCCAGAACGCTAATCATATCATTGTATGCGGTTCCGCCTGCATCCTTTAAAGACTTCAGAGTTTTCACTAATTCTTCCGGCTTTTCTCCGACAATCTCATATTTCTTTGCGACATCAAGAAGCTCTCTTTCTTCTGCTTCTGCCGCTCTCTTTTCCAGAGCCTCTAATCTTGCTCTTACAGCAGGATGTAATCCTTTGTAGATATCATCTCCGGTGTCTGCACTTGTCTCTGTTGTAGGTGCTGCTGGTGGCGGTGTTACTGACTTCTGAGTTTTCGTAACTTCGGAATCATCTACAATATCCGGATCCTCCACTTTAGGTGCGCTCTTTCCAACCGGTTCTTCTGTCTGTTCTTCTGTTTCTACTGCATATTTCTTGATCAGCTCTTCATAAGCAGCCCTTTCTTCTGCGGTCATTTTAGACTTGTTGATTTTAAGCATGTCTTCCAATTCCCCTTTCTCATTATCTTCGTTTGATTTTTCAATAATATCTGTCAGATTCTTATGCGCCTTCATAACCATCTGAAGATCTGTTTCATCTGGTATATCCAGATTCTTTCTGATATTCGTCGCTGTGCCAGAAGCCCAGTTTGGGATATATCCTTTCATTGCCGTCGCAAACTGTTCTGTGCTTGTTTCCATTGCAGCCTGTTTCGCAGAACTGTCCATTTCTGCATCGCACAGAATAGAGTTCAGTGAATTCTGCAGTGCATAGCAAGTGGACCAGATTTCATCCCTGATTGCATCCATGCTGACAGCGTTGATCTGCTCATTGAATGTTGTTGCTGATTTCGCAATTTCTGAGTCTGGCTTGCTCAGTTCACCTGTAACCCAGTTCAGGAATCGTTTAAAAAAACCTATCTCAGGGTTTTGAGCTTCTTCTCCATCCTTATTTTTAATGATTTTGATATCTGCTCTTTGATTAGCTCCACAGTCTACGAAATCAACTTTGCCCACATTTAAGCCTTTTAGTTTTGTCGCCAAGTCATTCCCTCCTTTCAATTTATTTATCAAAAAAGCACCGTCCCCGGTGCTCATTGATCAGTTTCTTCATCTTTCACTTCAATTCTCTGTGCTTCCCCTTCGATGCTGAACATAGAATAAGTTCCATTTTTAACCTTTTCCCATACATCAGCATCTGTTACCTGAAAGCCTATCCACCATCCAACAGGAAGGACGCCTTCTGGGATTCCCATTGCCATCATCTTTTCTTCCGTGAACACTACGCTCTCGATCAGATAAGCAACTCCGCCCCTTTCGTGCATCTCTCCGCCCTCACGGTACAAATTAACAAATTTATAAGCCGCCTGTTCAAGTTCCTCTGGTTCGATGATGTCATGCTGCCAATCTTCCAATACTTCTCCGTTTTCAGTGAGCGCTACGCTGGCCCATCCAAACGCCTGCATTTTTTCGTCATCAGATTTCTTGATCTGAAATTTTTTCTTTTCAACCGGTACGTCTTTTGTTTCCGGTTCGTCCCTTATCTTCATGATTTCATTAAACGATTTCATATGTTGCCTCCACATATTTGACCGCACATTTGCACCGAGGATGCAATGGCGGCAATAATACTGTTACATTCCTTCTTCCTGACTGTGTCTTAAAACTATCATCCATACTAATCTGTACGCCCTCAAGAGCCTGGCACTCTTTGCACACTCTCTCATCAAGAGCAGTTGACCATTCTTTCTTCATTTCCGGCATCAAATCATGCCGCATGGCTTCTCTGATGAAAGCATCTGCTCCCGCATTGTATGCCTGTGCAATCTCTGTCCTGGCGATTGTTTCAGCCCTATATCTCTGTTGTCGCTCAGCATACTTCGCAGCCGCTGTCCTGGCCTTTCTCTCAATAGATTCTTCTTTCATGCGTGGATGATCTGCTCTCAACTGAGTCTTCACACTGTTATAATGCCTCAGATTCGCTGCTGCCTGCCTCTCCGTCAAGCCAACCGTTGGCCGGATATATCGAGCAGTTTCATCGCTACCCATACCTAATGACTGGGCTTCTGCAATCAAATAGCGGACCGCATTCACCTGATCACTACAGACATTCGTAATTAAATTACTCGTTTGATTTATAATCCAATCTCTCACATAGATTTCTGAACTAATCTTTTCTTCCAGAGCAACAAATTCAGCTGTTGAATTCCACGCCGCAAAATAAGCACTTTCCCATGATGCTGTCATTTTCGAGGAAAGAAAAACGGAATAATCAGAGAACCATTGGTCGAACAGGCTCTGTGGATCCGCTTCTCCGATTACAATCTCCCGCAAGTCCTTATACAGCATAACCGCCGCCTGATCTTTCCAGAACCTTACAAGCCATTTCATCGGCTCGTCCAAGTTACTCTCAAGATAATTATCAAGGGCTTCAAGAACCTTCTGTGATTCTACGCTTTTTTTAATCATTCGAGACCTTGCCCGCATCTTCAGCATATGTTCACCTGCCTAACCGTTTCTTCGCTTCTTCGATTTCCTGATTTTCTTCAGGCTCAACTTCTGATGTTTTGCCTTCTTTTTCCGGCGACCTTCTCTGTGCTTCCCGCTGTTCATCCTTATTTCTAGGATCATCTGACAACGTTCTCTCCGGCAGATTGGCAACTTCTCTTACATAATCCTCAAGGTCTTCATCTGGGATAAGGATTCCAACTCCAACCATGTCTTTCAGGAATGTAGACAGCTTCGTGATATCTCTCTTGTCCACATCGCCATGTGCAAGCTGTGGATAATCTGTTATTGCATCAAAATGAGTGCCATTCATATCGATCAGGGATGGAATGCCCTGATTATTGAATGTTTCGCATATGACATCCAAGAACGCCCCAAGAGCAACTGCGAACAGTTCTGTTTTATCTTCACTCAGCGCAAAGCTTCCTGTCTGCTCATGCCCCAGCATGATGAAATCCGCCATAACAGTCTGCGCGATCTTTGCATCATATCTGTTGATAATGGCATTCGTGTCAAACTGTCTGGTTCCACCAGTGCTCAGGAGTTCAGCTTCATATCCAGCTGGAAGAACAAGCCCTTCATATTCGTTTCTGCGGATGTTCTTGACCATGGATGTAAGTGCTGCATTAATAGATACCAACTCAGGGTCTTTATCGTCCCATATGTCTACACCATCTGGTGCGTGCAACACCGGAAGTCCGGCAAGGTCTCTTTCGATTCCAATTGCCTCGATTTCCTGTATGCGGCGCTTGAAGTACCATGACCGATAGGCGTTTCTCAGAATGCTTCGTCCCTCAGGATTGTCTTTTATGCTCTCTGTTCTGAACAGCATTGCTTTGCTGATCGGGATGGTAAGCAATCCATAATCCGGCGGAGGTTGCTGAGTCATTCCGATTAAGTTGTCTTTATCGTCATATTCCCATCTGTACAACGTATCCTGCGCTCTGGGCGGAATCTTCTGCCATCCAATCAGTCCATCTGAATATTTGCTTGATGTTTTTCGATTTTTTGTTTTTCCCATCCTGCGCTTGTAGACAATTTCATGAAAGCTCCAACCGTATGCGAGAAATGATAAAATCTCTGAGATGGTGTCAGTCCATGTATTCTGCATATCGTCCATACACGATTCTACAAATTCTGCTGCCTCTCGATCCTTTGCACTATCGCCACCCGGCTCAACATGCCATTTAACCTGGCGAATCAGCATCTTAATGGCAAACATTATCGCTCCAATCGTATCGTCATTATCCAACATTTCACGATATGTCTTTATGCCTCTTATTCCGGACAGCTCAGGAAGAAACTCTTCATTAAACACGCCTTCCCAGCGTTTCTGTCCAATCCGTCCATACTCTTTCATCTTTATCACCTCTCTTTCTGGCTATATCAGCCCCAATAATTATCTTTTGACAATTTCTTCATTGCTCCAACGCTTGGTGCACTACCGGTATGTTTCTTAATCTTTCCAAGGTACAATGCTAACGCAAGGGCATCTGCCCGGTCAGGAGAATCAAGTCCTCTTTTCTTCATTTCCTTTTTTGGTTCAATCTCAAGCTTTCCATTACTGGCCATAGTGTATTTTCTGGAAGAAAGCTGACCAATCGTCTGCTCATCGTCTTCAATAACAATCTGTTTGTTATCAAGGAGATCTCGCATACTGGCCCACATAGCGGTAGTCAGGTTATTGTACCTTTCAGCTGCATCTTTACCTGCTGCCGTATCAGTCTCAATCTTTTCAGCGGCATTTATCGGGATAACTTGCATCTTGTACAGCTTTTGTTCTTTCCGGACTTCCTTTAATCGGTCAGTGACGCCTCCTCCAAGTCCTGTATCATCAATCTGCACATATACCTTGCTTTCATACGTTGGATGTTCTCTGTATATCTTTTTGAATTCCTGTACGATATCCCCTACAGTAGCCATCAGGTTCTGTCCTCGCCTGTTCCGGACTATCTTGCAATGTCCATGATAGTTACGATATATGATCGTTTCATCATCTCCGAAACGGGCCACATCCACCCCCAATGATACAAACTGCATTCCGTCCGCATCATCAAGTTCTAGCAATTTACTGCTGCACTGCTCGATCAGGCTTAACGGAATAAATACGTCGTCCTCCTGGTTCGGGAACTCGCCCCTGACACGAACACGGACCACGTTAGAATCCCATCCGTATTTTCGAACAAGAGAATCTATGTTCTCTTTATTTGTTCTGGTGCTGTCCATAGAAGAAACCGTATGGCATTTGTACAATGCCCTGTCTCTTGTATGGGAATCATAAAAGGTTCCAGATGTCTTCGTTGGGTTTCCACACAGAAGAAGTTTATTGTTTGCTCCAGATAAGGTACCAAGGATAGCCTCCATGATTGGATCCGCAACACCGGAAGCTTCATCAACGATAAAAAGCATGTTATCTTCATGGAAACCTTGCATATTCTCTGGCTTTGTAGCAGTCCTGGCAACACCAAACCAACGCTTTTCCTCTCCAACCATATAAACATATGTCTTTGTCCATTTTAGAAGTATAGAGAGCAGTTCGGACTTGCTCATCCACTTGGAAATCTCAGACCAGAGGACATCGTGCAACTGCTGTTTGGTTGGTGCTGTCGCAACGATTCTTGGGTGTGGAAAACAGGTAACGAACCACAGGAACACCGCTGCCTCAAGACCAGTCTTTCCAACACCCTGTCCGGATTTAATGCTTACCTTTGGGTTTGCAGCCAAGTCTCTAGCTGCTTGTGCCTGCCATTCATCTGGTTCGAAATTCAGAACTTCCCGAAAAAACATGACTGGATCATCACGCCACAAGGGAATGCTTTCGTCAAGGAACTCAGAGAACGCCGTATCATCCATCATGTTTCTCTTCCCTCCTTGCTTTCACTACAGCTTCAGCCCATGCACGAACAACCTCATTGCCCTTGCTTTCTCCGGCAATCTTCTGCTTCTCCAGTCTCAGCTTCGCAAGTGCCTCAATGGCTTTGGTCTTCTTCGACTGCACAGTTGACAGCTCTTTTTCAAGTCTGGCAATCATATTGTCCTTGTTTTCCATATTTGTCATCATGTTATATGTGTTACCCGGAAGACGATCTCCAGAAGCAACCTTTTCTTCAATGCGTTCTTCATAGAGCTGTTTATCTTCATCTGATTTGAAAGCTCGCTTGTCTTCAGTTCTGGCGAAGCCGAACAAAGATACTTCTCCATTCATATTCCGGTATTTATTGATTGCCGCCATGATTCGTCTTTCCCTCACGGCAAAGAGCTGAATCTGTTCGATCAGGAGCATTTCTTCATCCATCGGAATATCTTCGATCATATCTTTTTCAGATTCATCAAGGACATCCCAATATACGGAAGAGTACGCTCCGTGTTTCTCTGCAATCTTATCTCCCGGTTTCAATGGACCGCCTTTGTTTCCTACAGCATTTTTGTTTCCAAGTTGTCCACCTTTATAGCGAGCGCTCGTTTTTTTCTTTTGCGAGCGCTCGTTTTTTTTCTTTTTTGTCATCCCCATCCCAATTCTGGGTTGATTTCCAGCGTCGAACTGTACTGGCCGGGACGTCCAACTTCTTGGCAATGTCAACAAGTTTCATCCCGTTCTTATACATTTCCTCAGCTTCAATGCTGTTGGGACTTCTTGCCCTTGCCAATGGACACCCCTCCCTTCCATCATCTTATTTCGGCATACGCAAAAGGGAGAGGTTGCACTCCCTCTCCCCGCTTTTTGTTCTATGTACAATAGAACAGTATTAAATTTTTGTGATAAATTCAGCTTTTGAATATCCCGTCACCCCTTTTGTCATCATCTTCAAGAAGTCTTCTTTTGAAAAATCAGACAATCGGAAGATTTCTTCCGGTCTCATTCCAAGCTGTTTACCGATTTCTTCTACAGTTTTGCCTTCATCCATGAGTTCTTTTACGATTTTCTTCATAGGTTCCAACAAATGCGTACCTCTTGCCCTGTTATGAGTAACGGTACCGTAAATATCTTCTGAATGCTCTTTATGCTCCACAATAACTATAGGAACCTTGCCATCCAGTTTTGAAAGCAAAGGCTCCATTCCTGCAACTGTCCATCTATGAAAGCCATCAATGATCGTCATATCCGGTCGGACTACTATCGGAAGTGTCCATCCGTTCGTAAGAATAGACTGAATAAGCAGTTTTAAGTTCTCTTTCGAAACTTTGTTCGGGTTATAGTCATTCGGCTTTAATAAATTTCTGTCCACCCAACGCAACGTGGACAGCGGCGCTGTTAACTTACTATCCATGTTTTCTCTCCTTCTTTGCGTTATTGATATACCGTCCATATATTCTCTGATACAGTGCCCTGAACGTCCGCATCTTAGGATCACCAGATATCAGACCCTCGTAAATATGTTTGCAGTCCTCCGGTGTTGCAATAGCAGATACTGCAATAAAGAAATTACGGTATCTCTCTGCTACATGCCGTTTATGCGGAGTATCAAAAATTTCCATATGATCAAACAGATTTATCAATTCCTGTTTGTAATCTTTCTGCTCCTGTCCCTGTTCAGATTCTTTCCGCTTTCTGGAACTTCTGCCAAACATCTCGCTATCCCAGTACAGGGCGGCCAGATATGCGTTCGGCTCTCTCCGAATGACCCTCTCCATAAGATCTGGATAATACTCATTCATCTTCACAAGGCTTCTGGCTGTATCAACAGAAAAAAACTGCGATACCCGCATCTGACGTTTACTGGATCCTGACTGCCAGAGAAACAGATATATCTCCGGGATATCTACATAGTTCCTCAGTAAGAAAAGCCATACATCATTATCAGTCCAGTCGTAGATTGGAAATACCTGCTTCTTGGATGTCATTCTGTTTCCGGCTTTTGTCATAGACGCAATATTCTGAAGACGCTGCACGGATTCCGCTGTACGGATTCCGACCATCGTAATACCTGATACAGTAGTTCGTGGCAGGAAATCCTGATAAGCATCAATCCTCGGTCTTAACAGTTTATGACTCCTTATTGCAAAAGAAGGAGGCTGTCGTACCCACACATCCTGCTTTGTTGAATCCCAGCAAATAAATGTCTCGTCATTCGACAGCTCGTTAAAGCAATTGTAATGTTTTACTTCTACACAATACCATTCAAATTTAGCTCCCATCATCATAAAGATTCTGCGCCATTTCTTTGTCATTTCTTCCATGCAAGGAAATATTGCTTCTTCATCTATGAATTGCACGGTAAGCTGTTTCATGTTAATCTCGCCACGGTTGGCTAGGTTTACCATTAACTGTGCCAAGCACAAGCTGTCCTTTCCCCCACTGAAAGAAAAGAACACTGGCAGACCATTTCCAAATACATTTTTTATTCGGATTTCCGCAGCCTTCACAACATCAATGTTTGATTCGCAGCGTTTTACAGCCATATTCTCTCACCGCATTTAGGGCAGACAACAAACCTTCTGGTCTCTGTGATCTCTGGTTCGGTTTCAGTGGCATTCTGCTCTTCTGCTGGCTGTTCGTTCTGCGGGTTCGGCTTTTCCGGGCTGCTCTCTCCATTATCAGCTGATTGTGTATCCACTGCGGCTTTCTGTTCTCTCTTTTCATTTGCTTCTTTAATCTTCTGGATTTCGGAATCATCTAAAGTTCCATACTCAGAGAGTTTTTCGGTAACTTCATCCGCATCAGCGACCATCTGCTGTAAAATTTCTTCATCATATCCAGGGATATCCAGATCCCCCTGCAGTTCCTCAAGGAACTCATTCAGGGTTTCCAGATTGTCGATTCCAAGAGCATAGGTCTTATTATCAGCTATCATGAGTTTCTTTTTATCGTTCTCAGAAAGCCCTGCTTTTACATATACAGTTGCTTCCTGATAGCCAAGACTCACCATAGCTTCATACAAACCGTTACCAATCAGAATGATATTGTTTTCATCAATGACCAGTGCTCGTGTCTGACCAAACTTTTCAAGTGATCTCTTCAGTTCCCTGATCTGCTGTTCTGAATGAATCCTGACATTTTTCTCAGGATGCTTCAGAACACTCAATTTTTTGATTGTTACTTTCATCTTGCTTGTCCTCCATTTCTGAAGGGCAATGGCTTCCGGCTGCAACCGGCTATTTGATAGCTTTTAAAAATTCTCTGGCTCCATCGAAATGCTGTGCTGCATTTTCAACTATGGTCTTATCAATGTCGTAAACTTCTTTCCAACCTTGCTGTTCTGTCTCCATGTACTGTCTGGCAGGCCATGGATGTGTACCGCATAAATATCCTTTCTCCCAGTCATATATGGGCGGGAGTTTCACATCATAATAGTGAATATACGCAAGGACATCTTCGTGTCTCCACTCTGCGAGAGGGCTGTATCTGGTGATTCCGGCTGAATTAGTGTAGATATTATCTTTTCCAACATAATTGCCGTCTGCCTTTCTGCGTCCGAGCAGGAGTATATCCAGCTGATGTTCTTTATAGTATCGCGCCTGTCCTCTATGCTGTACAATGTGAAACCACTGCGCTGCCTTATTGCTTTTATCCGGAAATAACATATCCTGATGCTTTTTCAGCCATTCCATGTCCTGTCCGGTATTGATAATCTCAAGGTTAGAAGGTTTATTCTGCTCTATCCATGCAATAAATGCCGGATATTCCAGATTGCATCTCACAAGGACGCTCTGATCGATGCCAGCTTTCTCGCATATCTCTCCAAGTACCAGGGAGTCTTTTCCCGCACTCCATGCATAGGCTGCCTTTTTCCCCTTGCATTTCTCTTTGATGTCTTTCACTGTCTTTTTCACAAGGGAATCCAGTTCTTTCTTTGACACCGTCTCTTCAATGTGATCAAGCGCATTCTTCCAGTCTTCATTATTTCGAACGGATTGTTTTCTACCGAGCATAGCGTCTCTCCTTTCCGGAAGCGGCCAAGACAATAATTCCGCTCAACAGGACTGTAAGCAAGCTTCCCAGTGTTTTATATGGTCCACTATTCAAAACGCTGCCGTAGGCAAATACAGGAAGCCCTACAGCCAGTGCAGCAACCACACCTGCGATAATACCTTTTGCATTCAGTCTTACCCCTTTCAGTGTCATGACTGTTGGAAGTAATGTTGACGCCCTCAGTGTGCCATAGAACAAAAACAGATGTGTCACTGTAATTCCCGGGATATTTGCAATCAGAATGCCAGCGATCAGAAGCACTGCCATTGCAGCTCTGGTCTTCCTGATGTCTTTTCCTCCTGCAATATCTGTCGTAAGCGAAGATACTGCGCACAGGTTGCTATCCACTGTAGACAGCAAGCCGGAAACAATCATGAAAAGGAACGGCAATACTGCCCAGGACGGGAAAAAGTGGCGGATCAATTCAAAATTGATGATTCCAAGGTTCTGTGCCTGATATCCTGCACCGGCTCCCATAAATCCGAGGATTCCCATTGACAGCGGAACCACCGCAAAAAGAACTGCTCCAAGAAGAAACGCTCTTCCCAGCTTCTCTTTTTTTACTGCAAATGCTCTTTGCCAGAAACTCTGGTCTCCAAACGGTCCAGATAATAGACCGATTGTTGTAGGAAGGCCAAAAGACAGGAATATCTCAATTCCCCTTCCAGAGAAAAGTGTTGTGCAATCTCCTGATATACCGCTCAACCCCTGTAAAATGCCCTGTATGCCTGTATTTCTCACTCCGAATATTACAAATAGGCTACATGCAATAAGCATGAATACCATTTGAATAGCATCCGTAAGCATGGATGCTTTAATTCCGGAAAATAAGGAATACGAAATTGCTATACATGCAAGCAGAATAGTCATGGTTTTGAACGAAATTCCTGTTACCGCACTAAGGATCTGACTTCCTGCAAGAAGCTGAACTCCCGTCGACAGAACAGACAGCCCGATCAGCTGAAAGAGGTAAACTCTTTTCACTCCATCGGATTTGTATTTTTCTTTCATGTAACCAGACAGTGTCATTCCTTCCGGCATTTCCTTCCGGATTCTCTTTGCAAAAGGAATAAATATCACAAGGCAAAGAGCATTCGGGACCAGAAACCAAAACAAACCGACACATCCAGTGGAATATGCTTTTTCTGTTGAAACAAACAAAGCCGGTGCCCAGATCCACGTCGCCGCAATACTCAGTGCGGACAGGATCCAGTTCTCAGACCGGCTTCCAACACAAAAATTTACTACATTTTTCTCTTTTTTAGTCATGGTCACTGTCGCCAGTATCATGATCGCTGCGTAGACAAACAGCATAATTATTCCATTCATGTATGATCTCCTTTATTTTTCTAAAGGAGCATTTTACCTTTACATTTATATCCCTCCCGTCCAAAGGTTTACATTAAAAAAGCCACCAGATTTCACTCTGATGGCTCATGGCTCATGATAAAATTTTACCCGATTATCATACACCATTTTCGTTATTAAGTCAATGTTAAGTTAACGCTTTTCGATATTTTCTATTTTTCAAAAAAATCTCAGTCCGTCAATCCCGAAAAACAGCGAAGATAAGCGCTCTTTCGCAATTTTGAGATCCTCGTAAATAGTGACTTTACTAACGGAAAATTTTTTTGAAATTTCCGTAATATTCATTGACTGCTTTGATATGTACAATAACTTGATTACTTTGTATCTTCTCTTGTCTTTCTCTGAAAGCTTGCTACAATAAATTCTGTATACGTCCAGCATTTTATCAATATGCTGTACCATTAAAGCCGTTCTCTTTGCCGACGCCTTGATAGATTCCACGATCACCTTGTCGTCTTTCATCTCCATAATGTCTTCCAGTATTTCTGTGACCTCTTCTCTTTTTGAATCCCTCGATTCATATACAGCATTTTCACAGGATGCCTTGAGAGTCCTGTAGTTTCTGAGGAGCAATTCTGTATTGTGAAGTCTTCGGTCTATTCTTTCTTTTTCAGCCCGGCGCTGAGCCACCAGCATTGTATCGCTCGCAACCTGTGCTCCTGCCGCTGCTGCCTGCTGAATCATTTCTTCAACATCTTTTTTGCTCATAACAACGAATTGTTTTTCTGTATCCATGCTCCACCTCACACATATTTCTTTCCAGTCTCAGGATCCTCGAATTTGATTCTGTCACAGAGTTTGAATCCAAAACCTCTGGCAATTCTCTTTACCATCTTCACAAACAATTCTGCGTCCTCATCCTTTTTGCTTCTACTTGCCCTGTACACCAATGTTCGGGTTCTATCCGCTGCACAGATCGCATCATGTGCTGTTCTGTCCTTACATCCGCTTGCATTATATAAACTTTTATCCATATCAATTCTCCTTTATATATTTAAGCATGTACTCCTCTTTATATTGCTTCCAGTGCTGATCTGTCATTCCCGGAGCGTAGAAATCTCGCACTGTATCAAGTGCTTCCATCATCCCGCATTTAGGACATATCATTGTTTTGTTGTCTTTTCTTGATAATGCCGGGCGAGAACTATACTCTTTCCCACATTCAGGACATATCCTTTTCTCCTCCATTTTTTAAACCTCCCAAGAAATCTTCTATAGTCATTTGGCCCGGAATAGATTCTTCCGGTCCCTCCTGTTCAATAGAATAATGAGGCAAGATACTTCCCCAGCATTCCGGACCATATCCTCTTTCAATGCTTTCCGGATCCGTCAATTTTCTCCCACATTTCTGACATTTGCTGTACATACGAATCCTCCATCTTTCCGCCAAGTAATGTAAATAACCATTCTCTCTGGCTCTGCAGATACTCTATCTTCCACTGGAGAATCATCTGGTCAATCACCTGGTCTTCAATGAGCTGATATTTTTTAGCTATCACTATCTGTTCTTCGTTCTCTCTGATAGCTTTTTCGATATCAATATGAATCCTTGCATACTCTTTCAAAGGGGCTTCTTTGGCCTTTTTATAGGCTATAATAGCCCACAAGAACCATATGATCATACAGCTAAAGATTCCACATAAGTAAAATATAACTTCCTTCATTTATTTTACTCCTCTCCTTTTTTTCTCTTGCCTTTTCGATATCAAACATCTTTTCACTCCAATCGAATATTTTTCTTATTTACAATTAGGTTTCTTAATTCTCTTTATCTCTTTGAGTTCCGGCTTTTCGACATGAGTTTCTGCCCATTCTCGCATTTCTTTTGCCCCAGGATTCTTTTCTTCGATTTCTGATGCTAAATGACGTAAAACAGTAGATATAAGTCCTGCATCCGCGGTTGCATAAGGCGTAATGGCATGAATAATGTTTGAACTATAATAACCTAAGCCTTTTCCAAATAGCTCTGCAGCTTCTTTTGTTTTGCCTTCCTGAATCAGTTCATTGCTTCTGAGCACATAACTTGCCATGCGTTTTTCTTTAAATTTTTTCATTTCTTCATCCTCCTTAATGACCGCTCCGCAACATACAAAATAATAATTCCGACATAGATCTCTTTCTTGGTCCCTGCCTGCATGATAAAATAGCCGCCAGCTTCCAACTCCTCTCTGTGTTTCCATCTATCGGTGTAGGATTCTCGAATTCATCTGTAATTTCTGCCCAGTATGGTATTGCAACCATCACTCCAAAATAATTGGAGGATTCCGGAAACTGATCACGCATATGCTTAGCAAGTTTCCCACTCCGAAAGTCCGGTAAAATATCCTTGTAACACTCCATAGTGGTTACAATATAGTTTTTCTCACCCAGGAAGTTGAGACCGTTCCCACTATAAACATCCTCTTTGCAGCTTTTTACCTCATAACATGTAAATATGCCTTTTTCTATCCCGGATATAGAGCACTGGTTAGCTGGTGAAAACTGCATGTAATCAACTCTTTTCGCGTCTCTTCCCCACGGATCAATACTTACCTCGCTGGCCCAGTGCTTCCCAGCGCCGTTAAACCGGGTACTTATAAGCAACTGTCCAAGGAACTTGGTTGTTTCTGCTCTTGTCACGCTTATACCTCCATAGATTCAAAATTTCGGTTTTCAACTCCCTCCGGCAACTCAGCAATTCTAATATCTTCCATAGGCATCCAAGCATGCACTCTTTCTCCTGAAATACTTCCGCATTCTTCTGTCCATGCGAAACCGCTATCTGGTTCTCCGTCCATGGTCAAGCCTCTTAAATCTAACTCTTTGTCCAAATCTGCGAAATATCTGGTATCAACCTCAGCCATAAATTTTCCTGTCTTTTTACCATCTTTTCTCTCTGGATAAATAAGCGTCACCCAGTACAGCCCTGCCTTTTCGGGTTTCCGTCTTTTCAACATAATTCCACTGTTTTTCATCTTTTTATCACCTTTATCCTTTTTCTTAAATACTCAGCATGTTGATTTGTTACAATATAATCTTCGCACTGCCTACAGGTCATATCTCTATTTTTCAAGTTCCCATCATACCAATTACATTCGTCACAGACGAAGCAGGCTTTTATCGCTTCCCCTGCACAGTTATCTCCTGTTTCCACATTGTTTGCACAATGATTACAACGGCATCCTGTGCAGTGAAAAGCATAATCATCCCGGCTCATAAACTTCCTTGCAATAATTCTGGATTGTCGAAAATGCTTCCAACTACTTCCATTTCGCACCTGTCGATATAATCTTTGGTCAGTGGCATTGAATAGCATAATGGTTCACATCTGCTGATTGTATCTGTCGGAATAATCTCATAATGCCATCCGACAACTTTATCTACTATGGACCCGGTTTCAATATTTCTTACACCAAATTCTCCAAATACCGCTTTTACAAGGTCTTCTGAATTTCCATGACGCATCAAAATATCATTCTCCCAGATTTTCTTGCCGTTCTTATCTGTTAATCCTGTGTACTCGCATATTGTATCCGGATCAACTTCGTCAAATTCATCCGCCATAACGGTCCATTTGCCTATTACCAATTTCCCTATGAATATTCGCTTTCCTCCCGGCATTCCACCATCCAACAGGTATCCCTCTATCCATTCACCGTTATCTTTTTTCTTTCCCTTAAAAAGAATTTCTCTCATTAACTCCACCATCCTCTACTTGTCCTGATTCTTCTAACCAATTTTCAACACATGGTAGGCAGATATAGCAACTGCGCCAACCTTGTCCTTCTACTATTGCTTTTTGATTCAACATTCTTTCGCCTTTAGGTACCTGTTTTTCACATACGCAGCATAAATGAGAAGCCCTTATTTTTACGATTTTTTCTGTCAGATTGGATTCTGAGCCATCCATGTCTCCTGCAAAAATCTGGCTATCAATATACATTTCTTCTGGATATTTCATTCAACTCCACCGCCTTTCACGATCTCGATTGCATCTTTCAACATTATAATTTCATATGCTTTAGACCACCCTACTGGTCTTGCCAGTGCGCTTCTATCTTCCAACTGTTCCATAACCTTGTCCAAATCAAAAGCTGTCGGCTGCTCGTCCACAGCTCTAATACAATCCGTTATTGCTTTATATACTGCCCTTGAAACTTTTCTGTCCCCAGCAGACTCTACATCGCTTGGAGATTCTTGCAGGGCATAATCGTTTAAATGTAATATCAACTTATCTGCATCAATCAGTTTCATAATCCTCACACTCCTCCGCATATTCATAACTGTCAATATCACTACATTTGCACCGGAAAGAATCCTGCCCCTCGCAGCAGATGCCTATTTGCTGTCATTTTCTGCATATACAACCATTCTCGTTCCTCCTTTCTTGTAATTTCTTTTATGCATTCCTCACAGTAGTAACCTTCCTGCCCCTCTATTTTGTATAAAGAGCTCATCCCGTACCTGTTCCGAATGCCTTTATCGTCGCATTTTTTGCAACTGCATTCCCCATTTCCTTCGCATCGTATTATTTTCAACATTTTTTCATTTCTCCTTATATGCTTTTGGACATATTTTTTAGACTGTTATTTTCAATAGTGGCGAATCATAGGAATCGATTCCATATCAATTAGCCTCATCTTTTACCTCCAGTTTTCTCAAATCGTCAATCAACCAGCTGTTGTCTTCTGCTTCAACGAAATCAAACTTTGCATTTGTTATGCCCTCTAAATACAAATATTTGAATGTACTTCCGTACATAGACTCCTCTTTTCTAGCAAGATATAGTTGCCCTCTTCCATTTCTCAGCATGTAACTCCACGAAGGATCTAGCGCTTCAAGAAAACTTTTTTCATTTTTTGTAAGTTTAGGTCTTTCATCTCGCTCCAGATCTTCCTGAAGCTGTTCAATCATAGCCAGAACATCCTCAACATACAGTCCATCGTGTTTGCTGTACTTTGAATACTTGTCTCTGTACTGCTTTAATCTGTTTTTGATATGACTCATACTTCAACCTCGCTATCATTTTCCTTTCCCCTGCCGCAATCTGACAGGCTCATGCGGCAGGATTGAATCTATGTGAATTTTAGAGCACCCTTTATTTTTCAAAGCGCTTCCTGTAACTTATCATCATTTTTCTCATTTATTTCACATACATAATTTGTAATAAGGCATTTATTGTTTGCAGCTACTCCTGCAATAGCTCTCAGCAGATATCCAGCAATCTGTTCTTTTTTTACACTAGATTTTTCCGAGCATTCAACATTAATTGTTATCTTAATATTTTTTCTTCCATAACGCCATCTCCTTCTCACTTCTGCTCTTTTTATACGGTGAACCTCATTTTCCAAAGCATTCCTCCTGCTCTTCTGTCACAACATTCCGACTGATCTGGCCTTTATCTGTATGTTTCGCATCAAACAGAACCATTGTAGAGTCCATCAGGGCGCCTTTAAAATCCGGTTGAGCCTGTTGTGTAAAACAACATATGAACTGGCCTCTGTCTCTGTTATACGGCTTAATCACTTTAAAAGCTTCAGGGGTTTTATCTATAACAGCTATCCCCCGGTCCTCATAGAACCGGGAAGCTGCCATAATCATTCTTTCAAAATATTCGCCGTTTGATCTGCTTTTAAGCCCTATGATTGAACGATTATAAGTATCCATGCTCACCTGCCACTTTCACCAGCTTATTGATCGTTACTGCTCCGATTCCCGGAATCTTATTCTGCTGAAGCAATACAATAAACTCCTTTGCTGTATTTTTGGCTAAAGCCTTGCCTTCGTTGAACCCTTCACTTCTGGCTTTCTCCACTCTGTCTTCCACATAATGAACCAGCTGTTCATCTGTCTTTTTTCTCATTTTTACTGCTTTCTCGTGGATTTTATTTTCATCCATTGTTCTTCTACAACTTTTCTTAGTCATTCTATCTCCTTTCTTACACGGCTTCTGGCTCTACGAACCCGATCTGTCTATCTTCTTTCCATTCTGTATTTGAGAAATCAAGCGCCTGTCCGCATCTGTCGCAAAATTCTGGCTGATAATTCGGACCTGCATTTAATATGTTCCGGCACTTAGGACAACAGTAATACTCATGTTCCATCTTTACGAATCCGTATTTGATATACTGTTTTGTTCTGAAAATAGGCTTCATAACTTTCATTACTCCACCTTCTCCCCATATTCGATTACATATTCATACTGCGTTGTCTTTCTAGTTTCACTGCTTGGAATCTCTTTTCTTACGATCTGAACTGCATATCCTGCTTTCGCCAGCATTGAAACCATCTGCAGTCTGTCTTCTTCATTCCACTGTACCGAGCCTTTACGAATGCTCCTTATGATCTGCTTAGCCATTACCCGCACTTCCTTTCTGTCTTTTCTTCCCGTTCTTTCATCAACTTCTCAAACGCAGCTACGAAAGCTTTAACCGATGCCGGCATCCCACAGTTGTGGCTTCCCCTGCACTGGATCACGCGACCATTGTTATATTCCATTGTGAAATATGGTGTATCAGGTTCTTCCACTCTGCGCACAAAGAAGATGTGTGTCTGCCCTTTGGCCACTCGATCAACGTAAGTTCCAACACAATGGTGAAGGGCAGCTCCTTCATTCTTGATTTCCTGTGCATCTCTTGGCACTCTCAATATCAATCCTTTTCCTTTTATCAGGAAAGCGTTATCTATGCCGGCATTCTCTTTGAGCATTTCCTCCAGAAGTTTTTTCATGACCTCAGCCTCTCGCTTTATCCGTTCTTCTTCCCGACGTTTCTTTTCTGCGGCCTTTTTATCTTGTACTGCCTGATATTCCGCAGCTGTCCTGTCATGAACTTTTTTGAAATTCTTCGGGAAATAGAAGAACATATTGGTGAGGTCATATTTCAGTTCTTTACACCAAGCCAGATAATCCAACCAGTCCTTGGCACAATTCTGCAAACGTTCTTCCCTGATATCCGGTCTTTCTTTGTACTGCATATAAGAATATCTCCAACACCCTCCACGCTCTCCTACTCGATAATCGGAACCTTCGCGCTCGATATATCTGCAGATCTTATGAATCGTTGAATGTCTGTTTTCTTTCCGTATCAGCGTTGTATTGCATCCAAAGAGTTTATAGAACCGTTCCAATTCTTCCGCTTTCAGGTTGTATCCGGAGCTTTGCGCTTCCTGCAATAGCCTCAATTCATCAATGTTCCCATCAATAGACTGCAGGATTCGTGTGTTCTCCTTCGTGAGCCCGAGTATTTCAAATATTGTTTTTCCGTTTTTTCTGAGTCCCCTGATTCCATTCCGGCTATTATATTCAAATGCCCCGTCATGAATCTTATTGATCAGATGCGCGGCCAGTTTATACAGACCCATTTTTATAAACCATTCAAGCTGTGGAAACTCCTGATATCTGTAAATAGCATTGGCATAATGTATCTGTTCGCTCGGTCTATTCTCTGACAAAATCTCCAGTGCTGAATATTTCATTGGAGTATCTTTCCATGCTTCCGGCAGGTTTCCCGGATATAAGGCACAGTATGACCTTTCTCTGTACCCTTCATCTGTACACCACCGCACAATACCAGTCTGTTTATACTCTCTGTATTCATAACTGCTGGTGCATGGCGTTCCGTTCGGTGCAAATTTGTAAAACGTCCTTACGATTTCAAGCAGACTGTCATTCGTTTTTCCATCCTGTTTCACCTCTCTATGGACCGAGAAATATCGCCACAGAAACCCCTCTTCTCTTGGTTCAATGAATGAAACTATCCTTTTGTCCCATATATGTGCCGGCATCCGTCCCCTGGCCTTGATAGTGACCTGGCTTCCACAAAGGGGGCATATCCCCTTCTCGTTATTTCTTAACCGAATTTTCGTTCTGTCTACCAGTGTCTCCCCATTACAATGAGTGCAATGCACCAGAGCCTCATTCTTTGATCTTGTTGAGTAAACCAGATATCTGCTGAATGACATCGCTTTTTCCGATACCCATTTCTTGAAGTCTTCCGGAATTTCCTTGACTGTTCCCATGACTGTGTCAATAGGATTTGTCTCCTTGGCATGTTTTTCATCCAGTCGCCGCTGTTTGACCATGTCCTGAAAACGTGTCACAGCTGTCCAGTCTTTAACATCTTTTTCTGTACTCCATTCTTTGAAAAAGCCACGCATACGATCAATGTCTGCATCCGTCCAGAAGAACATGTTTGGGGTATATCTGTTCCCCTTATCTCTATCCCAGTGATATTCATACAGGTGAATACATTCCATCCGATCAAAAGCTGCAGTCAGCCATTTCACCCTTTCAGCAGTCAGATCCTGTGATATGTAATCATTCTTGGAAAAAAATGTTCTTAACTGAGCGCTCTTTTCTCCTTTCTTCAGTTTATCAATGGGATAGAATGTCATCATCAAAAGATCTTTTTCTATGTCTCTTGTTGTAACAATATGCGTGCCCGCAGCTCTTTCAGCAAACCTGACCATTTCGTCTGTGGCTTCTTCTCTTGGAATCTGTGCTAATTTTCTCTTTTCCATGTGACATCCTCCTACAGAAGATCGAACAGTGATATCTGACCGTTCAGGCCGCTGCTTTTTGTACTTGTTTTTTCAGTTTTCCGCTGCTTGGAAGCAGCATCTTTTTTCTCTGGCTTTTCAGAAACCTTGGAATCATTCTTTGTTTCCTGAATGTCTTTCTTGATTTCTGTAACTTTTTTAGCTGGTGCTTCTGTCTTTTTTGTTGTCGCAGGCTTTTTGTCTTTTTCCTTTTTGGCGGTTTCCGGTTTTTCATATTTGTGGTAATAATCCTCTGCCCATTCATATACAACCTGGTCTTCAACTGCAGTGGATCTGCCATTCGACTGCTTTCTGGCCTGTTCGACAATATAGTTAAAGCACTTGTTCCAGGTCTTGCCCTCCTGCATTACGTCCTCAGCAAGTCCCTGATCCTCTTCGCATCTTTTCAACAGATAAGCAATGATCGGCTCAGCAAAATTCTTCTGGGTTGCTTTTTTCTTTTCAGCTTCCAGTTTTTCTTTAGCCTTCTGCTTTACCGGCTTTGCATTCTCAATTTCTGCAGCTCTAATTTCCTCTTCTGTTGGATCCGCCATTCCTGTAAGAATCTCAGCAAGTGAAGCTTTCCCCAAATACACAGTATCCTCTGCTTTCACTTCATTGCCGCTCTCGTCCTCTAATTTGCTCTCTAGCAGTTCTGTTTCGTCCTGCCCTATCGTTTTACTGTCCACGTCCGTTTCCGTCTCTAAACGGTCGATTTCAGCAGTGTCCACTTCCTGTTTTAACTGTTCTGACATTTGTATTCTCCTTTCTCGAAATCAAAATGAAATGTTATCTGTTCCGGCGCTCTTCCAAATAATGTGGGCCGTCGTTGTCTGTGTCTAAGAATTTGAAGTTGTCTTCTCATATTCCACTCTGGCCTGAAATAAAACGGTGTATACCAAAATTCCTGTTCAGGTCTTTCCTCTGGCATAAGTGTATTGCCTGCTACTGGATTTGATAGTGTGTTTGCAACTGCTACATATCCTGGACAGCCAAGAAGCGACAACTGTATAAAACACATTTGTGCAGTTACCCGGTCAATATCATTTGCAACAAACAGCACTTGAGTCTGGTAATTAAACCCTTTTCGGCGAAATGTATTCGCCGCTGCTATAAGTGTTGCTCCGGCTCCGCAGGCAGGATCGTTAACAGATACCCATTCTTTGTTCTGCAGTTTCTGCATATTGTCATGTATCGTCAACTCTGCCATGCATCTGCAGACATCATACGGTGTGAAAAACTGGCCTTTCCAGTGATTTCCCAGTTCGAGGCTCATGTATAACCTCCCAAGGAAATCCTGATCTGGATTGCGTTCCAGTGCTTCAACTACAATCGCAAAGCACTTGGCCGGCTTCTCCACTCCTCCAAGGCGTTTGATGCACTCTGCATACTCTTTTTCCCTTGCCGTATGTCTCGACAATGACTTATCTACTGCATTTGCAAGTGTACATGCCATTGCCGCCATAAGATCCGCCCACACCTGCCACGAACTCCTGCTGATGCAGAGCTGCCTGAACACATCCAAAAACTCTTTTTCGGTCCCTGTAATCTTTTCTTCATTCACGTTTCAACAACTGCCTTTCATACTCTGCAAAGTCATAATCTCTCTGGTGAAAATTATTAAAGCGGTTTTGAAAAACAGGCTTTGGCTTATCCGGCACACGAGATGCTTCATCCTGATCTCTTGATATCCAACCTGTGATAAATCGTTTGATTCCCCTCGGGGTCTTTTTATTTTTCGGGTGTGAACCCAACCACCCACGCATACTGCGTAATGCCTGTTCTACATCAACTGCCGGATATAGTTCTTTAAGCTCTTTGACATATTCTTTTGTCACCAGGTAATCATCCCCATTGATCAACGGCAGTTTGATAAATACATCCGCCTGAGCCGGCTCTGTCTCTACCTTCAGCTCAGCCTTTGAACAGGATGGCTCTATCTCCACCTTCGTCCTGCTCTCCGCAACTGGCTCTATCTCCGCCTTCGGTTGCGGCTGTCCGGAGTTCACCTCCGGGCAAATGTATTTATTCTCTATCTCTTTATCTTTATCTATCTCTTTCTCTTTCTCTTTATCTTATCTATCTCTTTCTCTTTCTCTTTCTCTACGTCACTGAGGTGTAACTGTTGCGTCACACCAATGTCACATTGTGACGTTTTTTTATCTCTAAGACGTCTCATTCTTTCAGCACTTGCGCTTTCAGATCCCACCATTCTGGAACACTCTGTAAGCTCATATTCGCTTTCGTCTATCAGTTGCAGGAGTCCCTGAGCCATAAGAAACTGGACTGTGACTTTTACGTTTTCCTCTTCTTCATCAAGTTCAAGTGCAATCTCTTCTGTAAAATTCTCTTCTACTCCATCGAAGAAGAGTTTTCCCTCATTTTTCAGAGATACCAGTAACATCTTGAGATAGATAATTGTGTATGTATCGCCTCCGGCAATTCTGCGGAGTTTTTTGATCGGCTTCTGCCGGAAGAAATCATCCGGCAGCTTAAGCCAATAGTATCTTTTTCCCATATACGCCTCCTTAGTAAATGACCTTAGAGCCGTCTTCTGTTTTAATTACGGTTACAGACTGATTGAATCGAGCTTTCATAGCATCATCATGGGTTATTGCCATAATTTTCACATCTGGATACCTCTGTCTGATTGTTTCCAGAGCATCTACATAGGCCTGAGTTCCATCATCGTCGAGAAATGGAGGTTCGTCTATAAACAGCATTCCGAGCTGGATACCTGCGGACGTTGCTTTAATCTCAGACAATGCAAGGATAATAGCAAGTGAAGCCTTTACCTTTTCCCCTCCGGATTTCGAAGCATATGGGAGAGTTGTCTTTCCGTACTCATTGATCAGTACGTCCAGGGTAGCTCTGTCACCGTCTTTACCTTTTACGGTACGTTCCATCACAAATTCCACTCCCATAGTTCCGCCTGTCATAGATCCAAGGATATTGTTTGCAGTATCAGTAATGTGAGGAATAATATTTCGGATGATCTGATGCGGAACGCCATCCTGTGAAAATGCCTGTTTCAAAGCCTCGTAGCAATCAGCTTTCTCAGCTGCAACAGCAATACCTTTATTCAAAAGAGCTATTTCAGAACGCATTGCCTCAACATCTTCAACTCTCTGTGTCAGTACGCCTTTTTGGATCTGCGCTTTTTCCAGAGTTTCTTTTGCAGATTTTAATCTTCTCTCAACTTCTTCAAGAGCCTCACTGCCTTCAATATCTTTTCTTAGTTCTTTCAGTTCTATTTCCGCTTCACGAAGATTGTTATATAAAACAAGTTCGTTGGCATCTTCCTTGCTCCGCTCCTGATATAATTCAGTAAGTCTCTTATCAATATGCTGCTTTCTCTCTTCATACACCGGAAGTTCCTTTTCCTGCTCCGCGAAATGTGCTACTGAATTTCTTTTACATACAGCATCATCATGCTTAATAACGGAATCAGATAACGCATCAACAATATCAGTTGCTTTCTGGGCCTTTATATTGAGCTCTAAGAGGCTTTCTTCACACTGCCCTATCGTTTTACTGTTGGTGTCCTTTTCTGTCTCTAAACGGGCGATTTCAAGTTTCTTTTTCTCGGCATCCTTTTTCAAGTTTTCATATTTCACAAGCGTACTTGCTTTTACTGTCAAAAGATCTAATTTTTCAGCATCATATCCGATAATACAAATTTCATCCTGTTTTTTGGATATTTCTTCGTCTCGTTTGGTCCTCAATGCTGCTATTTCTTCCTCGCATTTTTCCAGATGGTCTGCTTCTTCTGGTAAACTCTTTACATCATCGATTGCTTTTGCGAGAAACCTGCAGCTTGCTCCATCTGTATCAGGGCAACCGGAATTCTTCATAAATTCCTCCTGCTGTCTTATCTCGGAAATTCTGTCCAAACGATATTTCCGCCTGTTCTCTGCTTCTGATATACGCTGAGAATACGTTGCTCTTATCTGTTGCAGTTCCTGCTCCGCAACAGAAGCCAGATATCTTTTTTCCTGTAATTCCTCGCATTGCGTCCTCACCTGAGCCAGCTCCGTCAGTTTTTCTTCCAAATTATCCGGAAGTTCTGCTTTAAGCTGTTCAATAAGATTCGCAATGTCGTTATTTCGACGCTTTGCATCGTTTATGATATTCTGGCAATTCTGGATGTCAGCATTATACCCAGCAAGATTTCTTTTTGCATTATCATGATTAAGAGCGTCTTTCTCCAACTCTATAATCTGTTCGGACAACTGTTTATATTCGGCGGCTTTTTTTCTGACCTCATTCGCTGATTCCAATGCGACATTACAGTTTTCTAAAATCTGCGTCTTACTTGAGATTTCATCTGAAATGGAGCTGCGTCTCTTATGACAATCATCCAATTCTTTCGAGGCTTTGCGGCACTCCTGCTCTGCTTTTGCAATCTGAGCATGTTTATTCAGCAACTGTCCTTGAGTATCGCTTAAATCCTCAATATCTTTATTAAGCTGCTGAATATCTTCCTCTGCTTTCTGCAATTCAGATTCCGGATCTCCTTTGGATTTGATAAAATCCGTTTTGATTCGGACAGCTTCTTTTTTCGAAGCCAGCTCTTTTCTCTGTTCGGAGAGTTTCTTTTTTGAATCCAGTTCCATAACTCCATAGATTCCAAGACCAAGCAGTTTCGCAAGTATTGCCATACGTTCGTCCTTTTTAGCCTGCAAGAATAATCCGTACTGATCCTGCATGATTAAAGCGCAACTTCGGAATGTCATGCTGTCCATACCGAGAAGCTTCTCTATCTCTGCCTGAGTATCAGCAATTCGCTCCTTTGAAATGTTTCGCCATTCATTTTCTTCATACTGAGATAGGTTCAACGTCGGTTTTCCTGACTTAGTTCTGGTACGTACGACCCTGAATCTCTTATCTCCAATGTCAAATACAAATTCTATAGAACCGCTTCTTGCATCTTCTGTACCGCGGATCCACGCCTTGTTGTCTCCCTCTCGAGTTTCTTCAAACAGGCAGTCAACAATCGCATCCATGAATAAGCTGCTCTTTCCTGCTCCATTTACACCGTTGATTGTGCAGAAAGATATATCAGCAAAATCAAATCTTTCTTCTTTATAATTTCTGTAATTACGGACAGCTATTGAAATCGGTCGGAATACTCCGTGTATCTCTGCAGTTGTACTCTGTTTCATCGCTTCCGCAATAATCGGTTCTGCCAGTTCTACGATCTTATCCGGATTCTTGAAGCATTTTTCTTCCAGATACTTCTTGAGATTTAAAGTCGGGTCGCTTTCCTCTGAGAGTAATCCTCTGTTCGTAACATCAATAGCATTTTCTGCCTCAATATCAGCTACATAAAACGCTCCCAGTTCATACAGGTCTTTCTGCAGTGCAGGAATATTTAACTGTTTCTTCTGTTCGGATGTACAGGAATACCGCACTCGAACAATCTTATCTGTCACATCTTCCGGAAATCCCAATCTATGAAGATACATCACTCCCTCTCGGATATAAGCTTCCACTTCTTCTGTATCCCATGTGATCGTATAGAACCGTCTGTATGGTGTGATGCAATTATGTCCTTTTGTCAGCTTTCCTGTATCACTGAACTCGTGAATCCAGAAACCTCTCTCCTGTCCTTCATCATTGAAATTCATAGCATTAATAGCCCCGGAATAAAATACATTATGCAGACCATTAAGTATCTGCGGGCGGTGAATGTGTCCCAGGAGCACTGCTTCATACCCAGCAGCTTCCAATGCTTCTCTCGGAATAACCGGTTCAAAATTTGTAAAGAATGAAGTCTGACCGGATTCCATGTTGCAACCAGGTACGGTATAATGCGCCATCAGGATAGATGTATTATGGCATTCAGCTCGAAGCCCCATTACCATACTGGATATATAGCTTGTCCATGCTTCGTTTTCTTCATCTGCAGACAGACCAGGGAATCTTGATCTGAACTCCTGCTTATCAAATCCCGGAATGCAGGCTATATCAGCATATGGCGTACGGAGTACAGTTGGCGATGTTACTATATGTACATTTCCAGTATTTGCAAACATCTTGCTCAAAACTCTGAATTGTCCACCTCCATCATGATTCGGCGTTCCTCTCATTACGATTACTGCTTTCGCAACACCTGCCAATTTTGTGATCGTGTCTGTTGCAACAATCATTTCGTCCGAATATCTTACCGGACCTATCTGCTCCTGATGGAAAACATCACCAGAAACGCAAACAATGTCTGGTTTCTCTTCTTCTGCAACCTTAATCATATAATTAAGACAATTTACTGTATCCTGTGAACGGAGATTTACCCCGTCCACTACAGGACCTTTGAACTGGCCAATATGCCAGTCAGCTGTATGTAATATTTTCATCTGCGTCCGCCTCCTCTCTGGCATTTGATACACAATGGTTCACCAAATTTATTGATTGAATACTCATAAACCTTTTCATTTATGATCGTACCGCATCTGGAGCACTGAAAATCTGCAGTTCTGTCTTCCTCTGGTTGCGGATCCGGTTCATTCGGCTCTTCCTGTTCGGGCTGGGCAAATGCTTCCTGTTGAATTTCGCCCATATCTTCATCCGGAAGTTCCGAAGTAAACGCCGGATTGTCCAAGTCACCTTCATCGATAATATTGCTATCTGTGGCAAAATCTACATTCTTAACCTCAATCTGAGGCATTCCGAACATATTGTTTACAGAATTCATACCCTGCATCAGCATTGCCTGCCGGACCTGTGGATCTGAATAATCCGGAGAGAATATTACTGTTGGGATCGCGAAATTCTTCTTTAATTCGTCTATCGTATAGCAGCTTTTGATTCCCAGTAATGCTCTGATGACTCTAAGTTTGGCTCCGGTCAGCGCTTTTTCAGCCCAAGATTTTCTTAACAGGGCCATATTTACTTTTACATAACGTTCTATGTATCGTTCCCTATCTTTTTCGGCAATAACATACGCCTTTATGTGATTTCCCCATTTATCTGTATCGTCAATCCACTTTCCTGCAAATATCTTAGCCGCCTCTTCTGCCGCTTTCTTATCTGTAATTCCCCTAACTGCTTTATCCGTGGATTCTCTACGAAATCTATCTTCTTCATCTTCAAGGCAAATTTCTCTTTGATCAACCTCTGATCTATACGTTCCGTCTGCCTTTCGCATTGCACCCTGAGCCTGTGCCCGATATGTGGTCGCATCAATTTTTCTTCCGTAGGTCTGTTGTGGATTAAATTGAATACCAGCTGCCATTGCCAGTTTGTTAAGAAGCGGCTTGGATAACGAATATGTATCCTGCCAGATTTCTTTTCCTTTTCCGTCTTTCTTTCCAGTAGGAATTCTGTTGACTTTGTAAATGTCACCGCTATTTTCGCTCAAATCAACTGCGACTTCCTCTACATGATATTTATAGAAAGGATTCAGCTGCACATCTGTTGCCGCAGGGACAAGCAAGTTATGATCACTGTATGCTCTTATAACATCTGACAAGCTTCCTGAAATTTCCTGCATGTACTTGATTACCTCCTAAATCTGTGATAAAATGACGGTGTTCTTTAAAAAATGAGGCCCAACCTGTTTTTTAAAGTTCTGACCCAAAAGCCTCGGATGCGGATTTATGAGTGCCGTCTACACTTCATATCTCCTTTAAGCATCTGGGGCTTTTAATATGCATCTCCTACAGCGAATCTGGTCAATGCGTATACCCACACCCACATGAGCGGGATTGCTATCCATTCGGATCCGAGTTCTGCGCTTCCCCTTATTGCACAAAGCATATCGCTCAGATATCCGAAGAAGATAAGGCTGACTGCTGTAGGAACGATGTAAACCATCGACCTTTTCAAGAAGCGAATTCTCTTTTTTATTTTCGCTCTTTTCTTTTTTTGGAATATTCCTCATACTCCTTCTCATTAAATTCTCGCACCACGGACAGATATATCCGTGTTTTGGAATCTTCTGTAATGTACTGATGTTCCACATTCTTGCGTACATCCATTATCTTGCCTCCTTATCAATTAAGATCAACTCTTTGGCGATAACGCTCTGTAATGCGCATCTGTCCATTTCATGCCAGCTGATCGGCACCGAACTGTTATCCAGCGCATTTAAAATTCTCTCAGCTGTTGTATGATATTTCTTCATATCTTCTGTTGTAAACAATTTCGCACCTCCTTCATCTATGCTGTCTTCTCTGTATCAATCTGGGTTACAAAAATTCCAAGATCAACACTTTCCATATTGTTCAGTTCCTCCAGAAGCTCTGCGTCTGATGTAATTCCATAGTTCTTTTTTAATATTTCTTTTAATTTTTCTTTAAGGTCCATCAAAACACTTCCTTTTAATTATCCGAATCCGAAATATTAAGATAATCGCTGATTCTTCTTCTGATTTCTATGCTGGTCTTCTTTCCATTTAAAGTTGACGAAAGATAGCATCTGGAACAGCCAAGTTCTTCGGCCAGATCATTAACAGAGATATCATTCTGAATCATTGCTATCTTGGCTTTCTTGCACCAGGGAGATAATTTCTTCTGCATTAAACCTCCTCCCCTCATTTCAAAGATTTTTCAATCCAGTTTTTCAAATTTTGAGTTATCTCATTAACCTCATTCAAGGTGTTTATGATTTTCTCTAAATCTGGCTTTTCATCCTCTGTAATAACTCCATCTGCCGTAATATCCAGCAGGAGTTCTTTGGCTTCGTTGATCTTCCGGAATGAGCACAACGCCCTGAGTGCAATCCTATCAATATCCTGATTCTCAATCTTTGGCATTCCTTTTCCCAGAGGGCACATTTCCCGGCAATAATTACCTTTCAATTCAGGGGCTCTATAGATATCCGCCATCAGAAGCACTTCCTCTGGATAAGGGGTAACACTGCCAAGTTCTATTCGTGCAAGCCTTGTCCGGTCAACACCAAGTTCCTCAGCAGCTCCTTCGCGGCTACTTAATCGTTCATTGAACTTTGCCGCCTCGTATCGTGCCTGGCAAAACATATTGCCGGCCGCTTTCGTAGCAAATTTAGACATTTTCTTTTTGACCTCAGAATTTTATAATGGTTGTGTACTAAAAGTACTGTTTTGTTATAAAAAAATTTTATCTACTGTGGCATTTAATGCAGATGCGATGATATTCGCAGTTTTTAATGACGGAGTACGATCACCTTTTTCGATAAAACGCAAATATCGCTCAGATATTCCGGTTTTTAACGATAAATCTAAAAAGGACATATTCTTGTTTTGCCTGTATTCCTTCATTTTATTCATATCATTCTCCTTTCCAAGTACTATTGGTACTTTTTATTTATGTACTAATAGTACAGTACCTTTAGTTTATTGTCAACCCTTTTTTTGGTATAATTTTATTGGAGGTGTACAATGGGAATAGAAAGTAGAATTAAGGACTTACGTATAGAAAACAATTATACTCAACGTGAGTTGGCAGCTAAAATAGGTCTAACACCCAAAATGATTTCATTTTATGAAAAAGGAGAACGTGTCCCGCCATTAGATATAATAGTAAAATTAGTTCAAATTTTTAATGTATCTTCTGACTATCTATTAGGATTATCAGACAAAAGATATCCTGATGAGGACTTAGGATGGAGATCCCCACATATCGAAAATAGGTTTGGGAAAATTTTAAGTGACTATCGTAGAACGAACGATATATCTATATCCGATTTTTCAAAAAAGATTGGAGTCAGTAAAGATTTATTGTCGCAAATTGAGTTTGGCATCTATACACCATCTTTAGAACTACTTCGAAAAATTTCGGAATTAACTGGATATAGTATTGACTACCTTACTGGCGCAGAGATATTAACCAGAGTTAATAAGAATATAGAAAGTTCTGGTCAAATACTAACAAGTTCTTTTGTGGAAAGTGACGGTTATTTTCACTCCCGCTTAGAAGAATGTTGTATAAAAAATGGTATTACATATGAAAACGTAACTGAAAAACTAGGTTTGTCACAGGAAGTCTATACAGAAATCCGATTTAATAGAATGCCTACTTTATCCGAATTATTGCGTATATCGTATGGCTTCGAAGTATCAGTTGACTTTTTACTCGGAAAAACTGATTTTCCAAACATTAATCTTACGACGGACGAAGTCGAGTTGCTCTTAAATTATAGAGACTGTATTCAACCTTATAAAGCCAATATTCGTGACAGGGCTGAAAAACTATCTATCGAAAGTATAAATATATCGCCGAACACAGAAGGGCAGCCTCTTAAGAAAGCAAAATAATAAGCTTCGCGTGGTACCGGAGCAAGAAAGGATTATAAAATTATGAAAAAGAGATTATTTATTGTTTTATTAGCAGCAACTATTTCTATTACTGGTTCACAAGCCTCTTTTGTGCTTGCTTCTTCAGATTCTGAACCTTCAGCAGAACAAACATCTGATGAAAAATCTACATTCACATTTCGTGATATTCAATGGTGGGACACAAAAACAGATGCAGAAAAACAATTAGTTGCCGAAGGCGCAGAAATCCAAACTGCTGCGTTTGAAGATAATATCTTGCGAATGAGCGGGATAGATTATGCAAATTCAACAGGAGCCAAAGATCGAGTTGAAGGTGGAGGAACCGTTGTAAGATACTCAGGTCTTAAAGTTGCCGGATATACTCCAAGTGAAACTGAAGCATGCTATATTTATACTCTCAACGATGACGGTAGTATCAACAAAGACAAAGATTCTGCTCAATTCTATTTCGGATGGTACACTTTTGAGTCTTACGATTATGCAGATGGCGAGGGTGTTTATAACGATCTGCTTCAAAAATTGCAATCTCTGTATGGAGATGGTGCAATCAATAGTGATGACGATTATTTCACAACCTCCACATGGACCGATGCAGACAATAATCAGATTCGTCTCCTGTTAGGAGGAAAAAACAAAGATTATAAATATGTAACCTTAGGATATATAGCTGCAGGTGCGGATGAAAAACTGGATGAAATGCAGGCTGCTGTCGATGCAGAAAATATTGCCTCAGAAGCCGCTGATCGTGAGAAAAATAAGAAAGATGTTTCTGGATTATAAAAAGGTATTTCTTTATGACAATCGGCAAAAGAATCAAAGAATTGCGGACTGAAGCTGATTTGCTTCAGTCTGAGCTCGGAAAAGCTGTAGCAGTTTCCAGCCAGGTAATCTCGAATATTGAGAGAGGCTATACTAAGCCATCAACTGAATTAGTTAATCGATGCGCAAAATATTTTGGTGTGCCGGCAGATTATCTTCTTGGCCGGACCACTGAAAAATATTCTACAACAGAGCAAAAAGAAGCTCCTGCTCTTTCTGCAAAAATAAAAGACCGGATGGATCAGTTGCAGCTGAACCCGTCCGATCTGATCACTAAATCAGAAATTCCCGAAGATTCCTTTGAGGATATCATGACAGGAACAGTTATCCCAGGGATAGATGTTGCCGGCAGGCTCTCTAAAGCCCTTGATACTTCCATAGATTATTTAGTAGGGAATTCTGAATACAGCTGTGCCATTGCTTCAGAAGACGAACAGGATATCATCCTGCGGTACCGTCAGTTATCCAAGAAGGGAAAACGTATCTTTTTGGGAATGATGGAGAAGATGGAAGAAGAAAAAACAGAATAGTATATTTAACTGGGGAACCGTTGGGGTGTTATGTCAGCCGCCGGACACTTATGTGAAAGGAGGCTGGTGCTGATGGTTACATATGGAGATCTTTTTACCTTTGTAATTATGCTTTGTGCAGTTGTAACTCTTGTTATCAATTTAATGCATAAAAAATAGCGCCCCTGCTCTGGTAAAGTAAGGCGCTATTTTTTAGTTACTACTCTATCCGGCGGTCAGGTGTGCACTGACCAACGGTTCTCTTGTTAAGTACATTATATCTATTCATATACTTTTTGTCAAACAGATATTACATATATTCCAACAAAGGAGCATCCATATGGCACGAAAGAGAACTAATCTAATCGGCAACACGCCGTCTGTACGCGAAACAAAAGTCGCTATATATATTCGAGTTTCTACCATTCATCAGGTAGACAAAGACTCTATTCCCATGCAGAAAAAGGATTTAATTGCATACTGCCAGCTTATCCTCGGAACCGATAATTATGAAATTTTTGAAGATGCAGGGTATTCTGGAAAAAATACAGACAGACCAGCATTTCAGAATATGATGGGGAGAATCCGAAAGGGCGAATTTACTCATGTTCTGGTTTGGAAAATAGACAGGGTATCCAGAAATCTATTGGACTTTGCGGAAATGTATGAGGAGCTGCGTTCGCTACGTGTAACCTTTGTAAGTAAGAACGAACAATTTGATACCTCAACTGCAATCGGAGAAGCCATGTTGAAAATCATATTGGTTTTTGCCGAGCTGGAAAGAAACATGACATCTGAGCGAGTAACAGCAACTATGATATCAAGAGCTAACAGCGGCCAATGGAACGGTGGACGCATTCCTTTTGGATATAGTTATGATCCTAAAGAAAAAGTCTTTTCCATACGTGAAGACGAAGCCTCCATTTGCCGTGAATTAAAAGATCTTTATCTGCTTAATCGGTCACTTGTTTATGTCAGCAGAGCTTTGAACGAAAAAGGATATAAAACACGAGCTGGGGTAAGCTGGTCCCCTCATTCAGTATGGATCATCGCCTCAAGCCCTTTTTATGCAGGAATCTACCGATATAATCGATATAAGGGAGTAGAAAGCAGAACAATCAACCCGGAAGAAGAATGGGTTATGATTCAAAATCACCATCCGGCAATATTTACACTGGAAGAGCATCAAGCAATGAGAAGTATTATGAAATCTAACCAACGAAATATGGACAATCTTCCAGGAAGGGTTCATCTTTCTACAAAAACACATATCTTCCAAGGAATTATGTATTGTGATAAATGCGGCAGTAAGATGGTGTCTACTCCTGGCAGACTTCATGTTGATGGATATCGTACTTCAAACTACGGTTGTCCTTTAAGACGCAACACTAAAAAATGTAATAACCCTACTGTAAATGATATCATCATAGGTGAATTCGTTATCAATTACATTCTGAATATGCTCAACGCCAAGAAAACATTTTCTACAATAAATACACCAGATGAATTGAACGCTGCTCTTTTATCCGGATCTGTTTTCTCCGAAGTATCTTCTGTTGAAGAAAATGGGCTTAATAGCTTTTTTAATCTCCTGTCAAGATATGGTTCTGACAGATCTTATATTTTTTCAGTCAAGAGCCCACGAAAGAAAAAGGCAGCTGTTGATCCGGAACTTTCAAAACTCAGAAAAGAAAAAGAAAAGCAGGAGCGAGCACTCCAGCGTTTACAGGACCTTTATTTATATTCTGAGACTTCCATGTCGGAAAAAGATTTTATCATTCGGAAAAGTGAAATCTCATCTCATTTAGATAATATCAACAGGCAATTGGGGCTTATGACGCAAGATCAAGCCTCCTTCCTTTCAGATGAGGAATTTATTAAGCAAGCCAGTCATTTACTGATTCAAAAAGAATTAAAAAATAAAAAATATATCTATTTCAAAAAACTGGTCAGCACTGTGGATCCAGATATTTTAAAAGCATATATGGAAACTATTCTCGACTCCATCTACACAGCCGACGGAAAGATTACTGCTATTACATTCAAAAATGGGCTAACTCATAGATTCATATATAAAGACAAGTAA